ACCTTCTTCGTAGTCATCTAATGCGTTAGCTGTTGCAGTATCACCGTTAAAAGTAATACCGCCTGATGAAAGAATACGTACTTTTTCAGTAATAGCTCCAGCAGCATTGCCCGTTGCAAATTGTAAATAGCCACCTGCTTGGCCACTNGTTGCATTTTCTTTTCGACCTGCAATAGAAGCTACGCCATAGTTAGCTTGAGTTCCAATATGCGAAGTAAATACAAGAGGCAAACCTGTATCAGCTGCCAAAGCTGATGTGGACTGAAACATTACACCATCACGATTGCCTACAGCTTCACTTGCTGCTGCGACGTGTAAGATTTCTTCTGGACTGCTTGTGCCTATACCTGTCCTTCCATCAGCAAGAATAACAAATTTTTCAATTTTATCCCCTGATGAGCCACCCACATCAGATTGTACTTTAAAAGGCTTGGCAGTAGCTGTTTGTGTCTCTTGATATAAATCAATAGCGCCATCATTGATAGTGATACCACTGTTTTGCGCTAGCTGAACATATGAGCCGGAGGCATTTCCAAAAACAGCTTTTCCATCGGCATACATCGAAACTCTTTCTACGTTGCTTGAATTTCGATCTAAAATTCTAAAAGCCTCTTCACCATAAGCAGGAGAATGTGTTGTTCTTTTAATTGTTAATCTGCCAGTTGACTCTATGTCAAGATTTTGTGAAGCAAAAAATGCTGCTCCAGTACTACCAGTAAGTCCAATCCTGTTACTAGTAGTTAAATTTCCTCCAATGTATAAATCACCATCTGTTTGTAATCCTGTATGCCAAACATTGGCACTTGTATCTTTGGCAGCCCAAACATAGTCAGTTCCGCCTAAATTTGTTCCGGTCTGGAACCAAGAGTTAGTTGCTGTGCTCTGAGCTGATAAAGAAGTTGTTGTAATTGCTCCAGTAAAAGTTGTATTTCCAGTGCTTGCAATAGTTAAAATTGCAGAGCCACCAACACCTAAAGCAATTGAGTTTGCACCTGGAGAATATAAACCGGTATCTAAATCATCTTGGAATGACAAAGCTGGAGCACTAGCTGTACCATCTGCTAATGCTGCCGTTCGATCGTTTGCCAGCACAATATTAGGATCACTAGCATCCGTATGCTGTAAATTTGTTAGCCTAAGAGTGCTCATTTCTTTGTCACATACCAGTATTGTTTATTCTAGCGTTACCACACTAGTTTCCCAGGGTACGCCAGATTCGTGTGTGGGCTGTTGTTGTTCGTTTAAATTCTCAGTTATTTGTGATTCATAGTCAAGTACTTTTTCTGGACCAACTTGATCTTTTACCCAACCAATACAAGTTTCTTCTCGTAAATCTTCATAGGGAATAAACCCAGGGCTAAGTGGGTTAGCTGTGAAATTACAAAAGCTTTGAATCGTTGCTACGTAATCTGGTTCACGTTCAGCAGAAAGCTCCCAATAAATACGTTCTACAACACCCTCGCGAATTTCGCGATCCATGGTGAGAACTTTCCAGTTATAGTTATCAGACATTGCTATTAAGCTTTAGGTATTAGTTTTAAGCCATTGCGGGCTTAATAAATATGTTTTAAATTATGCGGTCATGTAAACAATACTTCCTCTAAAGAAATCAGCCCCTGTGCTGGCAGAGCCTGCAATCGGTCGTGAGGTTTCAAAAAACAAAACGCTGCTATTACTATTTACGTAATTTAAAACGAGTTTATTTGTTCCAAATATACAATTTGTGGCTTCTACACCTGTATTTGAATTGTAATCACCTGGCTGAAACGGAAGTCCACCTACTGCTGAATAATCAGTTGAGTCGTCCAGACTGGTATAATTAAACTGGAAATTAACAGTTACTATTTTCCCAACTTTTGTATAATACCCTTCGGCGTTTGTAATACCATTAAAGTTATTATTGCCCACAGGAGTCCAGTTTCCCTCTTCGTAATCATCTAATGCGTTAGCTGTTGCAGTATCACCGTTAAAAGTAATACCGCCTGTTGAAAGAATACGTATTGTTTCACTGCCATTCGATTCAAATATAGTTAGTCCTCCACTACCACTCATAAACAATAGATTTTGACTATCTGCTCTTATATGAACACTGTCATTAGTACCAGCAGTTCCGTGTGAACCTATTGTGATACGTGCATCAGCAGCAGCAGTACCAATTTCAGCATCGCTGTCAAACGTAGCTGCTCCACTCATGTTAATGGTGGCTTTAGTGATATTTGAATTGACTACTGTGAAGCCATCACTGTCATCAACTTGAACATAAGTTCCAGATCCAGGTGTTGAGATTGTGCGAAGGTATCCAGTAAAAGTGGCATTGCCATTTGAACCGTTGAGGTTAATTCTTTCTGTATTGTTTGAATCGCCAACTTTTAAACCTGCGTTATAAATAGTAACTGTATCTTGGCTGGAATCCATGTTAAAAATTAACTTGGAAGCAGAACCACTTGAAGCAGGATCAGTTGTAATCCTGACTGAATTACTATTATCACCTACATCTGCAATTTTTATTGTTCCGCCAGCAAAAGTGGCAGATCCATCGTGAAAAATCCTTGCCTGATACCCAGCTGGTGAGTCAACTTTATATACACCAACAGCGGTATGTGTTGAATCTCCAGTGCCATTAATATATAAACCGTAACTGTTATTATTCCAAATCTTTGCACTACTTGCTGTTGTTGAACTATAGTCACCAAATGTCAAAGATCCCGCGCTAGTTTCTAAATTAGTAAATGTAGTTGTTCCATCACTTGCAATAGTTAATCTTGCAGAGCCGCCAACAGATAGTCCTAGTTGGTTAGCGCCTGGTCTAAATAATCCTGTATCACTATCTCCATCAAAAACTAATGACGGTGAGGCTGCAGTGCCCGTATTAGCAAGCGTAGTAACTGGCGCACCTAAAACAGTGAGACCATTTAAAGTTCCGTTGCCTTGCAGAGTTAAAGTCATTGTTCTTCAGATTAAACGATGGACCAATTTTCACCAGTGCCGATGGTGACAGTCACCCCAGCATTTAAATAAACCGGGCCACAGCTTGTGGCATTTTCATTGTTTGGTAAGGTGTAATTAGTAGTAACAGTTTGTTCATTCAATACAAATACACGATCACCACCTGAACCCGTAGCACCACCACCAAGGATGGCCCAGGTTCCGTCGTAACCCTCAAACTGAGCAAGGGTTGTGTTGTACCGGATCATACCGGTAGAAGAAGTAGAGGGTCGAGCAGCTGTTGTGCCAGAGGGAATCTTTAGTGCCCCACTGCTGAACATGTGGGTGTCACCATTGCCAGAAATACGCCACCACTCAGCACCATCCGCAGCAACCGAAATTGTATTAGGAGCTACTGTAAAGATGCCTGTATTTTCATCATCAATGAAAGTAATGGAAGGTGCAGCTGCACTACCACTTTCAAAGTAAATTCTGTCAACACCAGACAGTGTGCCGGTGACAGTTAAATCACCAACGATACCTGTGGTAAATCGACCAATAGCACCTGAAATTGTGCCACTAGTTGTAGTAATATTACCCGTTATGGTATTGTAATTTCCACTATTGGTGATATCACCTTTGACATCTAAATCCCCGTTGATGATTACATCACCACTAAAGGTAGGGTTACGCAGTAAACCTGAAACAGGTACGGTAACATTTGCCTCGTTCGGAGAGACTCCCGTAGTAAATGTTATAAAATCAACGCGAACCTCGCCAAACTGTGGCATGATTAATCAGTCTCGGCTACTACTTTTAAATACATTCTAACTCAGTTACCCCAAATTGTTAGGACAGCACCGTAGGTACCAGAAGAGATCGTAGCTTTACGAGAAGCGCCAGCTGTAATATCAATAACATCTCCTGCACTACTATATAAACCTGTATTGGCATCATCAATAAATGCAATGCCAGGGGTTGCTTGATTACCTGAAGCAAAGAAGGCTTGGTCTCTAGAAGTTAATCCACTTTGCAGATAAACTTCACCGCTGACATTAAGATCACCACTAACAGTCAGGTTATCTCCTACGATGAAAACATCATCGATGTAAAGATCATTAAATTGACCAGTTGTAAAGGTTGCTGTTTCACCGGTAACTGTTGTACCTGAAATTGTACCTGTTACAGTCAGATTTGTTCCAATCAGAATACCACTGACAAAATTACTAGTACCAGTGACTGTAATACCTTCACGGAAAACACTGGCTCCACTAACAACAATTCCACTATCAAAGACAGAATTACCACTAACTTCTAAATCACCGCTAACAGTAAGATTGTCACCAATAATAAAATCATCATCAACAAATAAGTCTTGGAACGTACCTGTTGTAAATAAAGCTCTTGTACCTGTTACTGTTTGCCCAGAAATGGTTGCACCTGACAAGGTGTTTGCAAGAACAGTTAAACCAGTAACAGTTCCATCAAAAGCACCACTTGCTGCAGTTATTTCTTGAACAGCATCAATAAATTGACCTGAGATGCGATAACCAGTGATTGTGTTGCTAACAAATAAATCACCGGTAATTGTGATTTCACCACCACTAATAACAATTCCACTAATTGTGCTGGTCCATGTTGGTGCTTCACCTGCTCCTTGTGATACTAAGACTTGTCCGTGAGCACCGTAGTTTTCACCACCAAGACCTAAAGCTCCATATCGACTAATACGTAATCGTTCAGTACCACTTGTTGAGAACCCTAAATATTTATCTAATGCAGGATTGCCATCAATAACACCACTAGTAACAAAGATGCCTGTATCATCTTCTCCTTCAAAAGTAATCGAAGGGTTGGCAGCACTTCCAGAAGCAAAAACTCCTGTTTGTGCATGGATTGTCGTACCTGAGAACGATGTTCCTGTTACGTTGGTGAAGACACCTGAAGCTCCATTAAAAGTTGTAAATTCTGCACTGGTGCCTGTAGCAGTTACGAAATGTCCACTTGTTGTAGAAATTGTTGTGCCAGTAATGGTTCCACTGACATAAACATTGTCACCACTGATTGTGCCGCCTGTAATGGTTGGTGCAGTAATGATGGTGTCAAAATTACCAGACTGTGCAGTAATCGTTTGACCACTAACTTCTCCAGTTATAGTAATGCCTGAAGCAAAATAACCTGAACCACTAATGAATAAATCTTCTAAAACAGTAAAACTACCGCTAACAGTTTGGTCACCACTAAACTGAAGGTTGGCTGCAGTTAATGTTTGAGCTTGAAGGCTATTAAATAAACCAGACGCACCAGTAATGGTAGTACCGGAAAGGTAAGTAAAGAAACCTGATGTTCCTAAAGTAACACCTAGGTTTGCTACATCACCTGTGATAGTAGTGCCTGAAAAAGATGTAGCGTGTGAACTAAAACCTGTAAGATTTAAAAACTGTCCGTAATCACCTGTAATCGTGGTTCCTGACAGGTTTGCAACATCAATAAAAGTTCCCGTTGTTCTTTCAAAAAATGCTGAATTACCTGTAATAGTTGTGCCAGAAATTTGAGTTGTAAATACAGCGGTTTGACCTGTCAGCGTCGTGTATTGACCAACATCTCCAGTAATCGTTGCACCAGAAATTGTTCCAGTTGCATTAATATCGTTGGCATTAATCGTTCCACTGTGAGTCAGAATGCCTGTAAAGGTTACATTATCTGCTGTAAGCGTATCAATTTGTGCAACCTGAGCATACAAATCGTTGATATCTGCATCAACGATAATGCCTGATACAACACCAAAACTTTCACCTGTTAGGGTCGCTCCTGACATTGTGTCAAAGAAACCGGTAACAAAGTCAATTGTTGTGCCAGTAATAATGGTAGTGAAATTACCTGAACTAATTTCTACATAGTCGGCAATAACATTATTGACTTCAATTTGAGTACCGGTAATCGTACCTGTTACAGAAAAACTACCGCTAGTTGTTAAATTTCCACCGACAATAACAGCTTGAAAATCTGAGTCACCACTTACGGTTAAATTATTAAGGCTAGTGGTTCCACTGACACCCAGATTACCTGTAATGGTAATATTGTTGTATGTAGGATCTTCGCCAACGTTAATATAATATTGATCTAAGTAGTCTCTAAAACCACTAAAAGTAATCTTTTTATTTCTTAAAGCCGGATCAACTTCAAAGACGTGAACCAGGGTCAGAAGATCTGCATTAGCAATATCTACCGATTCAATCGTCGGAAATTGTGAGATCTTTCTATTGGCCACCTATTTCTAATAGTCAAGTCCTATTTGATATTATAGAACTGCCTAGTTCTCGCGAATTTCAATTCGTGGAAGAATATCTGTGGCAAAATTCCAGGCTCCTTGAATACCGAAAACAAGGCCACAAGAAACAGCAAAAACAACTAGAATTTCTGCAAGGGTTAAATTACGTCTTATATAAACAACATTAGGTTCTGGCGGAGTAGGGTATGGCACTTGTACTTGTGGAGCACTACTGGGGGGAGCTTGTACCGGTGCCGGTTGTTGGGTGACTTGTTGAATGGCTTGCTCCAGGGCAATGCGGCGCATTTCTTGAAAATCAGGAACAGGAGGAGCTTGTTGTGCTATTTGTTGTTGTGCAGCAGCAAAGTCAGCTGGATTTTGATAGCGAGGTCCTCCAGGATCTGAAAAATAATTATTTTCTTCCGGTAGTTGCCCAGGGGTTACGTATTGTTTGCTGGAAGGGACTTGATCTTCCATTGGTACTGGGTTATTGTTCTTTGAAAGTGTAGCATTAATCAAAACTTTTTGCGATGAGTAAAAATGATTCGCTTGGAATTGTGAAAGCTCTTGCTTCAGTTACCGCTGAATTACGTGGGATTCGCAATATCTTGTCTTCAATGTGGCATAGCAGGTATCAAAATGACGAAACGGATCTCGTTTCACCTGAAGTTTATTCAGATGAATACATTTCTACAGAAGAATGCGCTCGGCGTTTAAATGTAACAGATCAAACAATTCGTAATTGGATTTTACAAGGAAAAAAGAAAAAAGATTTTGGTTGGCAGCAAGGTATTCATTACATTGTTATGCCTGTTGGTGCACACAAAAAAATGATTCGTATTCCTTGGAATCAATTAATTTTGTCTTATAGAAAAGGAGAAGATGTTAATTTAAGAACTTTTGACGCTCCGAATACAATTGATTTGTATAAAACAAGTTCGCGAAAAGATTTGGATAATATTCCTAATCCTTCTGTTCCCGATTTACCTGATTAATATGGCTCATCGATTTGACAACATAAACATATCGGAACTGACGTTAGAAAACTATGCTGAAAAGTTACCAAAAGATTTAGCATCTCAAGTTACAAAATTTTTGCCTCCTGAGGGTTCTTTTGATGAAATAATTATGCGTCGTTATATCCAATCAATTCGTGACTTTGAGTTGGAAGATCCAAATAGCAGTATGACGTTAGCTAATCGTTTGCGTCTTGCTTTTCAAGACATGCAACCAGAAACAATTTGTAGTCGTTTTCCGAACGCTGATTTACCTTTAAAACGTCGTTTACGTTGTGTAGCTGAATACTTAATTCGTTCTGAAGAATTTGATAAATTAAAAGATGAAAATGGAAAGCTAATTAAGAAACGTGGTATCTTGGGAAAAATGGTTGTAATCTATCAGCCTTTGCCTAAGATGTTAACCATTTTACAAAAACAAAAATTACTAAAAAATGGATAGGAGAGAAAAATTACTTACTGCTGTTTGCGGTAAAGACTTTGATGGTAACAGTGTTCGTTATGCGGATGCAACTATCAAATTAATTTTGGGTGATATGGGTAAAGAATATATGAAATTTTGGGAGGTTGAAGGTCCAGGTGCTATGTGTTTTCAACCAAACAACACAGAACGTACAATGTTTTGGTTAACGTTAGAAGAATTGCATTCTGCCAAAGAACAAGCAGAATCTAACAACGAAGGAGATTTAGCTGAATCCTTTAGACGTATTTTGGAATCAGTACAAAAAATTAATCCTACTGCTGGTGCTGGCTATATCTTAAACGATCACCAGGGTATGCGTTATTTTTATATTGATTACAATAAAGAATCTGAGTAATGGGTCTTAAGCGCGGTAACCTACGCTCAGAAGAGTTTGAATGGATTACTAACCGTGATTTGGTTGACTCTGCCCATCTCCTTATGGGTGAAATTGATCTCGATCCAGCTAGCTCTGCATTTGCTAACGAATACATCGGGGCAAAAAACTACTACACTCCAAAAGAAGACGGCTTAAACGAAGAAAAATGGTTTGGAAATGTTTATTTATTTCCACCTAGTCAATCTTATTTTTGGCACAAAAAAAGTCAACGCTGGAAAATAACTCGTGGTTTATCCCCAACATTGACATCAGGTCATGCTTTGTGGTGGACGGCATTAAAACGTAAATGGTTATCAGGTGAAATTGAACAAGGTATATATTTTTCTAATTTTATTGATATGACCATGTATTGTCAGGATATTTTTGATCATCCTGTCTGCATTATGAAATCAAGACCAACATTAATTCGTCATTACTATGCCGATGATAAGGTCATGTCAAGAAACACAGGGTGCAGCTTAATAGTTTATTTACAACCAAAAGACAATATAGGAAAAGCTACTCAAGAATTTATCGATATTTATTCTGAAAAAGGCAGAATTATTGTGTAGGATATTTGAACTGAGTTCTGGCTATGTCTGTACTAAGCGATAAAGAAATCCGAGAATTTGCAGAAAAGGGAATGATTACTCCTTTTCAGTCATCTTTAATCAATAAAGAAAATGACATTCCTATCCTCAGTTATGGACTTAGTTCCTATGGTTATGACATTCGTTTGTCACCTAATCAGTGTCTTTTATTCGGTGGTGTTCCCCACGGAATGTGTGACGCTAAAAACTTTGATCCTCAAATTTTAAAAGAAACAGAACTTCATGAAGATGAGCGAGGAAAATATTTTATCTTGCCTCCTTATGGCTACTGTCTTGGTGTTGCTGTTGAACACCTGGCTTTACCCCGAGACGTTACCGTGGTTGCAGTGGGTAAAAGTACATACGCCCGCGCTGGAATCATGGCGAACATTACTCCAGCAGAAGCTGGTTGGGAAGGTCATTTAACGTTAGAGATCAGTAATTGCACTCCTTTATTTAATAAGATTTATGCCAATGAAGGTATTTGTCAACTCTTGTTTTATCAAGGAGAACCTTGTGAGGTTGACTATCAAATGCGAAAAGGAAAATATCAAAAACAACCGTATGAAGTAGTCTTTAGTAAGGTTTAACCAAAACCTCTTCCTGTATAAAGTTTGGGTTTGTCTGCATAGTTCGTACTACCAGCTTTCCCAAACCTATCTCCTTCTATAAAAGCAGGAGTTTGTCCTTGTCTATCAGTATATGGCTGATCGTAACCACTTTTCTGACGAAACTTTCCAGCTGATCTCGCTGATCTCAAAAACTTCTCAACACGATTTTGCTGTTGCTCGTTGCGAGTGTCCCCAGCATATGCCGTCTTTCGTTCGCTCTCATCTAGATTGCGCAAGTCAACGTCATAAGCACGCTCTGGAGTGAGATCTGTAACAAATCCTCCAGAAGAGCCACGCCTATTTTGAGGAGTAGGAATTACCATACCTGAATTATAATTGGAGTTAATAAAGGTACGTTGTTAATTATGGATTTTTTATCCTCTTTCATTGCTAATAATGATGAGCTAAAAGGACGCTTGGCAACCGTGAACGATTTTGGTCAAGAATTAGACAATGAAAATAATGATGTTCCGGTGTATGATCAATTCAATCGAGGAATTGCAGTGACGCAAGAATCGCGTCCTCGCATGAACTTAGCTATTGATCCGGAGGCACAACCACGATGCGGAGTAACAGGAACAATACCGAGTGCGGAACAGGGAATTGCAATGGGAGCAAGGCCGCAACCAAGGCAGTTAATGATGGAGATTCCAGAGGAACTGATGGAGGACGAAGTGATGCAACGGAAACTGAAAGCTGGTTTGAACCGGTAAGTCAAGAAGAAGAAAAGGAATGTCCGGGTGGTATTTGTCCTGTGCCCTGGGCAAAAAAAGAAGATAAAGAACAAATGTATCAAGAAAAAACATGGAATGCTTATATTAAAAAACATAAAGAGATTGTGGACAATGTTAATCATCCATCTCATTACAACGATGGAGGGCTTGAGTGCATTGAAGCCATCGAAGCACAGCTAACGCCAGAAGAATATAGAGGCTACTTAAAAGGTAACGTAGCAAAATATGTCTGGCGCGAAAAGCATAAAGGGGGTATTGAGTCATTAAAGAAAGCTCAATGGTATTTGAATAGATTGATTAATTTAGAATAATAAAATACTAAATAATTTAAATGTTTAAGCCTCCTAAGCAAGAAAAAAGTTATTCTTATCAAGAGCAAGGGCTTAATCCTTTTTTTGATAATCAAGGTAATGTTGTAAATAAAGCTAGTAAGAGTCAAGCACTTGCTACTCCTACGTTTTTTACTGCTACTAGTTATCAACAAGATACTCCACCTTCTTCAACATCTTCTAATCAAGCTTTTTCTTTTTTAAGTAATAATCCTGTAGAAACAGGTGTTGATTTAAATCCAGAGCCTGGTGAAGAAACCGTAAATATTCAGGGATCTACAGGAGAAGCCACGGTACCTCTTGAGGATTTTGAACAACTTTTAGGTAAATTAGAAGGATCTAAAATGCGTCAACAAAGACAAAAATCTGTTGAAGGCAGAAGAGATATTTATGCTGAGGGATTAGCTTCTATGATGGGTAATTTTTAATCCCTTTGACGCCAATCGTCAGTTTTTTCTTGGCTAAACCACTGGGCCATATCTTCAACACTTTTAAATTCTGTGCGATGGTTACTTGGATCAGGATCTCCCAAATCCATAGCATTCATAAAACTGTCTAAACCTTCAGCAGGCATGTCTGGATTAGCTGCAAAACGACGTGCTTTTCGCATCATTTCTCCTGCTGTTCTATTTGCTTTTGCTAATTTCTCAGCCCATACCATGTCTTTTAACTGAACTTCTTCTCCTTTAGAAATTCGTTCACAAATAAACTCAAGACGCAAGCGGTAGTTCGTCGATAACATAACGAAAATATTTAATTTTAATCAAAAAGATGCTTCTAAATCATCATCATCGTCATCTTCCATTGCCATCATGGTCATGGCTAGCTGTGTTAATTCAATATCACTAGGAATGTCAAATTCAAGTTCAATATTTTCATCCTGCATCATGTCTTTAATTGCTTGCATTTCTAGCAGCCTTTGATGATACAGATTCAAAAGAGCTGCATAAAGCTGATCCCAGGTTAATTCTTTAGCTTCAAGTTCAGCTCTACGCATGGCGAGTTGCAAATGAAGTGGTAATTCAAACTCTTTTACAGATGCTGATTCACCCATGCGTTTAGTCCTTACTTTATATATTCTAATAGATAAGCCTACCTTTGTATCTCAAAAATACTCCGCAATTCTTCTTCGGAAAGCACTATATCCGAGATACTTCCTAAACTAAAATTGTTAGCAAACACAGACAATACATAAGGATTAATGTGTTGTTCTAATTCGCGTATTGCTCTTACTTGATGAGGAGCGGCTGCATAATTTCTAAACGCTTTCAATAAAATTTGGTCTGATGTCCATGGGTTGTCGTCATTTTCTTTTAAAAATAATTTAACTTCTTGTCGTCGTCTGTCAATAAGTCCACCAATAACCTGGTGCTCACTGTCAAAAATCCACTTTGAAAATTCATCTGCTGCCAGGGAGTATTCTTTATGTTCACATAAATCAATTATTTCACTATACAAAAAAGCATCCCAACCAATCGAATGAATGAAAGAAATTAAGCCTTCTTTCATTGAAAGGTTTAAATCTAATTTTAATTTGTCAAGCTGTTCTGCAATAATTTTAATTTCGTGTTGCAGATATTCTTGGGCTTTTTCTTTTGTACAACAATGCCCTTGTTTTACTTTTGAACCGTCAGGATAAAACTGTGTTCCATAGCCTAAGGTATACGGATCTTTTCCTGTGTTTGGATCACAATATGCTTTTTCGTTAAAACCCTCAAATGTTTTAACAATTAACGCTGCATTTTTGTAAGAACACATAAAAGATCCGCATATCTTAATACTATATATTATTTACCTTGTCCACGGAGTTTTTTTCTTCCGTGATTTGGGCGTGAATGTTTTCCTTGGCCTTGGTTTGTTTTTTTGGGCTTACCAACAACGTAACTGCCGCCTTTGTTCATAGCTCTAAATCTAAAGAAGCTTCACACATAATACTAAACAAAAATAGTTTCATGTGGTGTAACTTTTCTTGTTCTTCTGCTGGTCTTGCTGGAGATCCTGGCCAATATTGAATGGCATCACAAACGGCTGTGTATAATGTACGACAATCTTCTACGCTAATGCTTATTTCTACATTTACCATTTGACTTTATGGCTCCAATAGCGTGCGCTCATTTTACTTGGCTTGCTATCCTGGGCATTATGTCTTGCATAATATGACTTCTTACGTGCTTTGTCTTTGGCTGTCTTCGGATTTTTGCCAGCACCCTTTACACCTTGTTGGCCAAAACGAATTATTTTTTCTTTCCCGTTATCGCAAGCTTTTACAACGTGTGATTTGGTTTTATGATTAGGAGTGCGCTTAGGCTTATTACAAGCCATTTTGTCTTTATTTAACTTAGCTGCTTTTGCAGCTTTTTTATGTTTTTCAGACATTATTTAAAAAATACACTATAATCCATATCACCAATATACTCGCCATCATCTTCAGAACCATCGTCTCCAAATAGATCAAAGTAATTTCCAAAATCTTCTTGTTCTTCTTGTTCATCTCTTTCAATAGCTGTGTCAAAAACGTTGCTTCCTGTATCACCAAACAATGCACTTATATCTGCTAAGGCTTCAAAAGGATCTGTTGAAATTTCTTTTAGTTCAAGATCACCAGAAAGAGCTTGAGTTAAAAATCCTAAATCAGCTCGGTCTATGTCATCTGGCATAAAGTCATTGTAAAAATCATCGGCAGTACCTCCATAACCATATTGTTTAAATGTTTGAAATAAAATATCTTCATCAGGATCTTCTAAATCTTGCTTATCTTCTTCTCGTTGAATATAACTAACACCTAATTCCTCTTGTGTAGGTGTACGTCCTTTTTCATTTAAATATTTAATACCTTCTCTGTATGCTTTTGCGTCACTTGATTGCAATGTTTCAATAATTAATTCTCTAACAGCTTCAATTTCTGTTGAGTAATCATCAATATCATAAAGTTCTAGTAATTCTTTCCAGGCTGGATCGTTTTCATCAGGATTAATTCCTTCTAATAAAGCATCTGCAAGCTCTTCTGGTGTTGTAAATTCTGAAAATACATTACCATCTAATGCAATTTTTTCTTGTTCTAATAAAGGTAACAACTCTTCATTTGCTTGATCTTCAATATCTTTATATGTAATTGCATCACGAGCAGGATCAAAACCATAGTTTTGTCCAACTACTTCATAATGTAATCTTGCAAATTGATCAGGATTTTTTAGATCAATACCATAGTAATAAGCGTAATCATTCCAGGTAATCCCTTGTGGATAAGCATTTGATATGGTGCCTTCAATTACAGCATTACCATTAGTTTTTGCTTCATTCCAATCGGCTGCAACTTTTTCTGCTTGTAAAACATAATCTTTATATTTTGCATCATCTTCTGCCCAACCACTATTGTCTCCTGCTAAAGGATTCATATAAAAAGTTGTTTCAAAAACTTTATCTTCTGCTTTATAAATGCTATCTAATCTGTTTCTAGCATACGTTGCAGCTACATCTGTAATAGCTGTTAAGCCTGTTTCAGTTTGTAAAATATTTTGTTCATCTGGATCAAGCGAATCCATATATGAAATGAATTCATCCATAGATTTTGATTGATCAAATCTAGGTTTTAAATAATCTTCAATAAAAGAATTTTTAAAATCTTCTTCTAACAAATAAAGACGATTATATTTATTTTCTACTTCACCTGTTGGATTTCCATCTTCATCTAATATTGGTATAGTTTCAGAAAAAGCTGCCATAGCTTCTTCTTTTGTCGTATTTTCTTCTAAGTTATAACGATCCATTAAAGCCTTCCAGGCTTCTGGATCATCGTTAGGATCTAATCCTTCTATTGTTGCCTGTGCTTCACTTTCAATCGTGGCAAGATTTTTATAACGTTCTGTAAATTCTTCTTCAAACCATTTTTCCCAATTAAAAAGTACACTGTTATTAGATATTCCTGTAACGCCTGATAATTGACTTTCTAAATTTTGTTGTACTTCTTGTGTGTCATATCCAAGAATAGATAAATACCCACCTATTCCTGAATCTCCTAAAATAGAATTTGCAATACTTTCATTTGCACTAAAAATTTCATCATATCCAGGTATGCCTCGAAGCATACTAAGTTCACTTTCTTCTTTTTTGACTTCTTTTAATTTGTCATAAGAAGTTTTAAAAGCATCTAAAGCAAGCTGTTGAAATTGATCTTGTAATTCTAAATCTTTTGTTCCATATACATTAAAGACACTTGAACCAACAGCACTAGTTCGAGCGTTGTTTAAAAAATCTGTATTTAAAACAGGTGTTTGTGAAGCAATCTGAGGTTGATCTGTTCTTTTTAGTTCTTGCTCATAAATAATATCTCCTGCTTCATTTCGCAAAGGCTCTCCGTCTCTATCAAGACGTGGAATAGGATTGCCAGCCTCGTCTAAGGAGTTGATATAAATAAGATCTCCATTAGCATCTCTTTCAGGTTCATAAACAATATTGCCAGCTTCATCTGTTTTATATTCAATTTCATATAGAAGTTTAGGTATGGGTATTGGGTCTCCTTCATCATCTAAAATTTGATTTCCTTCTTCATCTGTTGCATATAATGTATTTCCTTCTTCGTCTGTTTCGTAAACAGGATTACCTTCTTCATCTGTTTCATATTGAAAAATCTCAACCTGTCTCGGCCTAGGAGTTTGTGCTCCTGTTTCAGGGTCTACGTCATAAATAATATTTCCTGCTTCATCTCTTTCAAAGAAATCAGATGTGCCTCCAGAGGGATCAATACCGAATTTTAAACTGTCTTTAAATTCTTCGTATGTTTGAGTAGCTGGATCATACGCTGCACCACTAAGGCCTAATCCATAAGAACGTAGAATTTCTTTTTCTGCATCAGTAACTGTTTCTGTATATGCCTTGGCTGCAGCAGTTTCTTGTTCTTCAGTTACACGATGTTCAAGCGGATTAAAATCAGCTGATTTAGATGCTTCTGTAAAATACTTTGAAAGATAGCCAACAGGAATTTTATTTCCATTTACATCTATTGCTCCATCTAATCCATATTTATATGTATAATCTAAATCTTCAACTGTTCTTCCATCACTTGCTGAAAAAGTTGCATTCTTTAAATATTCATTGGCAGCATCCTGTCCATATGATGTTCTAATATAATAATCAGCATCAAAATAACTATATTCAGGATCCATTAAAGGTGCTTTAGCACCGTCTTCTTTAGTGTTCCAGCGTTCTTCATTTGGTATACTATTTGCTACATAAGCAGCATCAATAAGACCTGTAGGATTTCCTTTTGCATCTTTTGTGCCTACAAAATTATTTAATACAAACTGAAGATCATTAGCATTAGGATCGTTTTCATTGCGAAATCTAAGTTTAAGCTCATCGATTAATGTTTTATAGTCTCCAGCAGAATTATTATTTATTGCATTGGCAAGATCTTGGAAATTATTTTTATAGTCTCCACCAATGTATTGTGTGTTAACACTTAATTTTCCATTATCATCAAGACTAAAAATAGCAGTAGTGGGTAATATTCTTCCTTCATTTTTTCCTTTTTGATCCCAGTGTTGCTGTCCAAATAATGTTTTACCTGCGTCATCTTTTGAGTAATAATTAGTTTTATTACCGTCATTCCATACAAAAGCGTTACTTGGCTCTATATGATTGTAAGCTGCTCCGCCTGCAAATCCTATCTCTCCAAGCCAACCGCTACCTGAATAATAATCTTGGGCAAACCGTTCAAAAGCAGCATTTGTTGCTGCTTGAGGATTACTTGCATATAAAGTTTTATTTGGATCTACAAGTCTTAAATAGCGATTGAATACAGTGCCTTCATATGTAAGATTCGTAATGCCAGGAGCACTAATAGTTACAGTTGTTGGCGTGTTTACATTTTCATACCAAAAATCAATCACACCATATTCTTGACCATAATTTAGCCAAGATGCGGTGCCTTGTGTAATAGAATTTAAATCATTTTCACGATTTACATAATCTTTATATAGACTCATTACGCTACAGCGTTTTCGCTATCTAAATTTCCATTTATAAAGTCTAACGTATTTGCTTGAACCCAGCTTTTAATTGCATCGTATTTTTCTTCAATAAAGAAATCTTGTTTTTGATACCAAGCTTTCATTTCTTCTGATCCTTTATTAGCATTACATCGTCTGCATGCAGGAACTAAATTATGACGGCCACTACAGCCTGATTTATATTTTGGAATAATGTGATCCAAAGAGGTAGCATCTGCTCCGCAATAAGCACATTTATGGTTCCACTCTTTATATATCTCTTCTCTAAATCGTTTCTTGGCTAATCGAGGCGACAGTTCAACAAGGAGGGCGAGGGGTTCGTGCTCCGTTTTGAACATGTTTTTCTAGCCGTTATCTCATTTTAAGTGAAGTAAACTTCATAAAAAGTAATCGGGTTTAAATTAAAATAAACAGGGTTGACGTTTTATTAATTGAATTTACCTTAAGTATGTAGTTTCTACACGATCATGTCAAAGAAAATCTGGTTTCCTGTGAAGGAAGCCTTGGAAGAATTGCAAATTGAGCGCAAGCAGCTTTTCCGTATGAGAGATGACGGGACGTGTAAGCTTGGAACGCATTATGCCGCATTCCCTGAGACTAGGTCAAGGGACAATTATCGTTGGAATGTTCCCAAGGTTAAAAAAATTCTGAAAGAACAAGAGGCTAAGCAGAACACAGAAGTAATCTCTGTTTCTTTTGACAACCGGTTGTCTTCTGAAGCCGCCTAGCAGGGGTGTAATAAATTTTACGAACTTTATGAGCCAGGAGGACATCATCTATCTGTGATACAAGACCTGTGTCTTGAGCTTGAGAAAGTGCTTCAGAGAGTGCGTTCCAGCAGCTCTTCATTCTGGGGGGCTGCTTTTCTTTGAGTTGAAACAAGAAAACCCACTGAGGATGAAGTGGGCGAAGCGGTCTTTTTTTATGTTTAAGACTAATACTGTTGTCTTCGTTCCAAATAAAATGTTTTAACTCTTCTGGATGTTTACCATAAACGGCAACCATACCATAAAGCCAGGCAATTTTTTCTAAATTTGGTTTAGCTGCTAGAGAAAAGAACTCGTCTAGAATTTCTTGATCGCGAGGCACGCTACGAATAGTCATGGCTTATGTCGCTAGTGAGCTTACTATACCCATAAGGGTCGTTTGTCTGTGAATGAAAACTGTCATCTCAAGAAACCTTCAGGTAACTTGATGTAAGTATTCTATATTATTAAGATTTACTTATGACTGACCACCTGAGTCAGGTTTTTGGCCAGAGGCTGGAATATACGCCACACCGTTTTTGTCAAACATAATGAACTGCTGAAGCTCGATAAATTCAGTGGGAAAGTTAAACAACTTCTGTAACATTGGTATCATTATTGGTGACTGACAATTATACGGAGGTATGTCCATATGACTGACACCATATTCAGTAAATGAATTGAATGAATCTTTTTGTTCTTTAATTGTTTTATCAATTAAATTATTTTCCCATTCAGTCATTAAACCTGCATCGATAGGAAAATCAGATGGTTCAGTAGGGAACTCATCTGCAAGATATTTCATTGCATAAATATGTTTGCAATAACGATATTGATCCAATACATAAGTCCAATCATCTGAAATTTCTGTAATGGCTAAACCACTCTGTTTATAATCACCATATTTTGGCATCCCTTCTGCCACTTGGGTTGTTGAGGGGTTATCACCGAAACCACGTCTGTAAATTTTACCGAAATCAGCAAATTGTCCAGGGACATCTCGATACAACGTCTTTGGATCTCTAACGTCTTTAGTTTCACCACTTACACCAATACCAACCAATTGGTATCCACTTGGTGCAACAATAGTTAAACTTCTGTTTTGTACTATCTTCTCATTGACTTCTGTCATCATGGCATTCGACAGCTGTCCTAATTCATAAATTTCTTCTGTACGTCCAGGTTTTAAAGTAGCTACGTTAGTCCTTGGGAATAAAGGTTTTCTTCTAACACCTAAATTAGATAAGTAAGCATAATCGCGACGTGTAAAATCTTGACATGAACAACAATAACGTGGGCCTGTTTGAAAGAAACGTCCTGAATGTGGAGGAATTCTTGATGGTGTAGCTAGTATTCCATCAATCGTTCCTTGTACAGAACCTAATTTTTCTAGTTTTAAAATGCCTTGGTACTGGTCTACGTCGATTAAAACAGCTTGAACAAAACCAAAACGACGGTTTGTAGCTGGATCTCGACTATCAATTTCAATAGCTGTACCAGATACGGTTAATATTTTGTCTTCTAAAATATCCCCATTAATTGGTTTTAATGTTTTTGTTGTACCTGAAAAGGTAACAAACAATGGTGGAGGAACTGGATTAATCGTACTAAACGTACCACTCAATTGGATATACCAATAATTTTGATTGTCTTGTGGTACACCAAGGAACAAAGTGTTCTTGGAAACTTCTCCTGAAATAGCTAATAAGGTTCCAGTTCCATCATCAAGGCGATCAAATCTAAGGTTGCCTGGATGTATTTTACCTGCCCAATGAATTCCTAGTTCTTTATTCTTAGTTGGGAAACCTCTAAATGTCCCTGAAAGCTGAGGCTCTCTTGCACCTATTTGATCAATAGCTCCTGATGTTGTAGGGATAATGTAAGCAAAATTATATTCATAGGCTGTGTTTTTTAAATTAGCGGTTCCTAATTCATAGCCACGTCGCCAACGAGACCAGGTTGACTCTCGATCAATAGTATATAAAGAGTTTGGAATAGAGCCTCCAAAAACTCCTTCGATTGGTTCAACACGATATTTTTCAATCTTTGGCCCACTTTTGTCAAAAGATTGTTTTTTAAAATTACCAAACCCATTAGAACCGCCAAATGGATTTGATTTTTTGCTAGCCATTTATCAATAGAAGCCACCTTGCGCAATAATGTGAGCACCAGGAATATAACCGGAAGCTGTGTTATACACACCTCGTTGAAGAACGCCTACATAAAGTCGATCACCACGTTGTAGATAAATACCACGATTTTTTAAAGGTGTCTTAGGACCTAAACCAGTAGTATTTCCTTGTTGTGGTACAGGTGTTGCTAACTCAGGCATAACATCTGAACAGTCAACAAAACCAGAATTACTAGGTACTGTTTTGCTAAACACAGGGACATAATCACCGTCTCCTGGAATTGGAACCGTAGTGCCGCGAGTGTGGTAGACAACAAAAGTAACAGCGGGAAGATTAGTAGAACTTAAAGAATTAAACGTAAAACCAGAAGCAGTGGGGCTTGCTACACCTGAAAAATGAATAGCAGTATTGACAACGTTTAACGCTGTATCGCCTGTATATGTGTAATATCCTTGTCCACTTTCAGCAGGTGTCGTTAAAACACCTGTATTTTCTACGTAAACAATCTGACCTTTTGTTAAACCAATAAAAGTTCCTGAAGTATCTGCATTAATGGTGTAATCAATATGAACAGCATCTGAAGTATCATCACGAACAATAGTAATTGAATCAACAACACCACCACTATTATTATCGGAGCTTAAGGTTGCATCCATGTCAACCAATAAACCAGGACTTTGTCCACCTTGAACATTAAGGTCTGTGTTGTTGCCAACAACCTGATTAGTCAGTCGTGTGCGTGCCAGCAACGGACGATCAACAAAAACAGGTTGCTTATTAGTATTAGTTGCTGTCATTTAATTGCTGTTCTTATCTATCTATTTTATCGTACTATGGATAAAACGTATCATAACTTTGCATCAGTCTAGCCGCATCTCTTTTGCTCTGATTAGTAAGCGTTTGCAATAACTTACCAAAGTCATAGTCAGAAGGAGTAGATTTAAGAGAGTTGTTAAGGAGTCGCCCTAGCATAAGTTGTTCAAACTCTTTTTCTGGATTTCTTGCTTTTTGTTTTTGGGCTTCAACAGTAATGTTATATGTGTCTCCTGCTTGTTTTGCTGTAGTATCATCTAAATTAACATTAGTAAAAGCAGGATCTGTTGGATCATAAACTGACCAGGCTCCAAAACCTTGTTGATCACGAATAATTTTTGCAGCTCTTGTATTCGTATCTAAATCGTATAATTGTTCATTTTTTTCAATTCCAAATTGTTTACGTCGCTCAGGACCCATGTCCCCAATCATATTGATTTGAAAAGTCCCATAGCTTAAATCTCCAGTACTTGCATCGGGGTTTAATGCTAGTCGATTAAAACCAGACTCTCTCCGAGCAATTTCAATCATTGTTGGAAGCTCTTGCGGAGAAAAGCCTGCTTTTAACAATGATTCGGCTAATTGTTTTTTAGTAACGTAAGACGGTGATGTCATTTCTTTTTCTTCTCCAACTCTTTAAGATACTCTTGCATAAAGGCTTGTTCTTCTAGTATTTGAGTTGCTTGAGCTAGCTGTGCAAGGCCTTGCTTTTTATTGCCTTCAATTACCTGTGTTCGTGCATCTTTATCAGTCATTGTATAAGGCATTTGAACACCACCACCTTTAACAAAACCTTCCATAGTTGCTGGATAGCCTTCAGGGAACATACTGGTTTTAATACCGCTCATTTGCGGATTAAAGGTCCGGTCTGATGCCATCGGTGTTTGGAAGTTGCTATAAAGATGTGGATTATGTGCTTTATGAATAGCTAAACCAACATCTCTTACTTGGTTCATTTCGGCTTGTGTTTTAGCAGCACCACGGCCTTGTTCATACAAAGCCATTTGATACTGCATAGGATTTGTATCAATGGATTGCTCAGCGGAAGCAGGAAGGTCTTGGTTGGGATTAAAAGAAGGTAGTGGATTGGCAGATCCACCAGGGAGATTACGGATTGCTTCCATGTCAAGGTCTGCGCCTTGTTCTCTATCATATTGTTGTGTTCGATAAAGCTCTTCTGCACGTTTTGCTTCAGGGGAATCCATTGTTCCATCTGCTACTGTAGCTGGTGCTCCCAGTTCAAGTGCTGTTAAACCTAAACCGGTCAAACCAGCAACACCCAGCCCTCCTGCAGGTAATACTCCTTTTACTGCATTTAAAGTTTTACCTGGGAACATTAATGCGGCGTTTAACGCAGCTTGTCCATAGTTTCCTTGTCTTAAATTGTTAATAACCTGAGCTCCTTCAAACGCTTGAAAGCTTCTTCCCAATAACCCCATAGGGCCTTTAGGTGCATATTGACTAATTTGTTGAATTAAGTTTTTATTAGTCCCTTTAGTAACAATTGGTGTATTGCCAACAATAGGGTTAGTTCCTCCAAAAGCTGTTATAGGTTGTACTTTTTGTCCACCTGAAGGGATGATTGGTCCGGGTTTAATTTTTGAAGGAGGTAGTCCGGGGCCTTGAAAAGTAGCGTTTAAATTTGGTTGAAATGGACCAGTAGTAGCTCTTGCTCCACGGGGGTTGATTAAATCATATGATCGGGTAGCACCAGGAACTTGAGGTGCTCTAAGTGCTCCAGTAGATGCCTGTCCTCCTAAAGGACGGGCTGCATCATCAAGACGCGATGCCATTTGAAAATTTCTTTGCAGTTGATTTCTCGCCGCTTCTCTTGCTGCCCCTGGAGGCATCTTGGCAACATCACTGACTTGTCCTATCAGATTTGTTGGTGCATTTTGAATGCCTGCACCTTGAAATTTTCCAGGTAAAGCACGTTGAAGTACGTCATCTACCTGTCCAAACAATGCTTTATATGTATTTGGATTTACAACATTATCAATAACAGATGCAGCATTGGGAAGCTTGCGACCGTATTTCAAAAAATCTAAAGGAGAAGGCATGATTATCTAGTCGTAGCGTGAAGGTAGATGTTTGCGCCGATTGCAGTATCAGCAGGGCCAGGTAATGCCTGGATAAATTCAGCTCCTGATCGCTCGTAGCGATACCGAGCTTGCATAGGATCCTTATAGTTAGGAACATAAAGAATCTGAGCAAGACGATTGGTCTCATACATATAGACCTCGTCCCAAAGCTTCAGAGCTTCTTTAATACTGCTTGAACGAATCGTACGATCAACGTCACCTATGATCCCTTCAACTCGTGTGCTAGGTACTTGGAAAGTGTCCTCAAACGAAGCAAGTTGAGTTTTCTTTTCAGCTGCATCACAACGACCAATCTGAAGAACTATTTTGTCGTGGAACACTGCATCTGGAACAGAATTTAATGACTCTTCCAAACGTGCATAATCACCAGCTGGAACACTAACAACGTAGTAACCCAGATGATATCGAATACGACTTTTATTAAAATCAGATAGTTGCACTGTAAGCCGCCGGTATTTTTTTATTATACTTTGCGTTAATAAAAAAAGCCCCGAAGGGCTTTTATTAAACTCTAACTAAATCGGCGGCAAAAACAGAATCCCAATCAACACGTTTAATTTGTTTTAATTGATCCAAACTGTGAAATCTTTCACCCGACAATGAAAGTTGTAAGTCTTTAATTTCACGAGCTGTTTTTAAACCAATTCCTTTAATATGATCAGCAATCATTTGGGCTGTTGCTGAATTGATATTAAGGCGTGTTTCAGGAGGGAATTTACGAATTTCTTCTTTAGCTGCAGCGTCTTTTACTTGAAGAGTTTTAACTTGTTTAGTTGCCTTTTGATCGGGAACAACTTCAGTTTTATAAGCGGTAAATACACGACCGTCTTGATCTTCGATCATAAACCAATCGCCATCATCCCACTCGCTAACAACTTTAACTCGCGCTCCTGTTTTTACGTGCTGATAAAGCATAAGGACCAGATTAAATCTCTGGTCCTATATTACATTAATTATCAGCTAACAGTGCGGTTAGGCAGATACTGCTCCATGTCGGCGTAAGCAACAGCCGTATCAGGACGGATGTAGCAAACTTCGACCAGGATGTAACCAGTACGTCCAGCAGCAACGTCATCAGCGTGAATGGAGAAGCCACCATTCAAAGAAGTAGCGTTAGTCGTTGCTTTTGAGTAGACCTCAAAAGTAGTATCAGTAGTTAGCTCTTCATAGAGCCACTCTTTAGTCACAATGCCAGTAATGTTCTGGAACGGGTTAGTACCGTATCCAGCAGTGCCAGCAGGGATGTTGTTAGAGGCTGCCGTTAAGTTTGCACCTTCCACAACACCAGAGGTGCTCACAGGGCCTGCAGGACCAAAAGCAACCACTTGGGTACCACCAGAGGTCATCAGACCGCTTTCGGCAACACGACCGTCTCCCCAGCCTTGGGCTACGGAAAGGTTCGTGCGATACACATAAGCAGGACGGGTGGTATCAGCAGAAACCACCATGCCGGTGATGTCAGTGCGGGTATCATCGTTCCGATAGGGGGAAGGAATGATCACACTGGCAGAAGAGGTGTAACCAGTGGTGGTCACAGGAACGTAACCACGCAGTTGATAGAACTGCCAACCGGGATTGGCGAGAACAGATGTAGGGCCTCCATTGGAGGCATCGTTAGTGCCACTGTCGTTGGTATCAATATTTTTGTACCAACCATTAAGAGGCTCGTTGAAGTTACCGGGGTAAATCTTCTTAGCAGACAAATAAGCCATTTATTTCTCCAAATTAGTTTGAACTATAACAATCAGACGGAACCGTCATCTTGAATGAAACTGAACGCATTTGTGATGAAATCTTTGTTCAAGATTTCAAAACCAGCATACAATTGCCAGATTAAAATGATGAACCTAGAGAAGTCATCGTTGTTGTTAATTAACACTTGCGCGTTCGGTCCACCGATACCAACACCAACAGATTGAGGGCCAAAGAAGAAGCCTTGGGCAACTTCTTTAGAAGCATAGTTACCACCGCCGTCGAAAGAAGCAGTAACACTCTTAGATGGGAAGTTGGTTGACTCGAAGAACTTGACGCCTTCAAATTGTACACCAGTCGGCATTACAGGCTCACCAGCCAGGAAGTAGCCCTGACCTGCTTGGGGACCCATGTAGAAGCTGGAGTTGTTAGGCATCATGGGGTTAGCCATGTACATGCCTTGACCAGGATTGCCAGCGTAACGGGCGATCTCGCGGAAGTCAGAATCACGACGCAGATGCAGCATGAAGACAGGATCGCAAATGCAGCGATACAGGCCATCAGCAAAGGTCGGCACGTTGCGCTTACGCAGGTCCTTGACGACTTCTAACAGGTCAGTGCGAACAGAGAACTGTTGGATTTGGTCACCATACTCATTGGCAGTGTAGGAAACACGTCCAGTAGCATCTTTCTCTTTACCACCAGCAAAGTAGTAACCACCTTGAGAAGCAGAAGCGGCTCCATTAGCTTCAGCTTTGGCTAATTCGTCAATGAAGACCCGGTCCCTCCAGCGTCGGTAATCATCTAACAGCGTCAAACTTCCTATGCTTTGATGGAACATATTCAGGTTGCCCGTGTCAAGCAGCAGGCGCTGCGCAGTGATCAGGGTCTCCCGAGCAATTTTAAAAGTAGAAGGCTGAGTAGGATCACCCGGGTCCGCAGGACCTGTGTACTCTTTCAGCACAACCAACACTTTCTCTTTAGTGATGTTGCGGCTATTAGCGGTACCAATTGTTTGATCAGCAATACGCTCACGAGAGTCCTTTGTACCAGGTGCCCCCCAGAACTTGTAGCGATCCAGTTGCACAGTCTGGCCGGGCTGGGATGTAAAGTCGTGGACGACTACAGGCTCAACAGCCATCTCACAAACATAGGCTGGATGCGGACGGTATAATTCCGCGCCTAAAATCTTGGGAAAATCGTTATCAAGAAACACTTTCTTTTATCCTCCAGATATTCGGAAAATTAAGTAATCGGGTGAAAGATTCGGGCATTCTATTGCCCTATCTAAAGAAAATTTTAGCAGTCTGTAATTTATTGGTGTAATTAATACATTACAGGGTATTGTTGCATGTTCATACGTGATCCAAGGGTATTACTTGAACCTGGCATTTCAGGGTCAATTGCCATCCCTTGTCCTAAAGCTGCACCTCCCATAGCTCCTAAACCTAAACCGGCTGTTGCTGGTGCGTATTGAGCAGCAATTCCTAAAGGATTGGTTGATAGCATTGCAACTTGTTGCCCTGCTCCACGTAAACCTTTTTGGACATCACGTGCCAAAAGACCAACACCTCCTAAACCACCTGCTTCCATATTCTTTCCGGGAATATATTCAGCAGCTCTAAACAAACCTTCAGCAGCTTTCTTTTGGCCTTTAGCTGCTGCAGACTGAACTTGTTTTCTTAGTTGAGGAGCATACCTGCCAGCAAGGCCGCTACCTAAAGCGGCCCCACCAATGGCACCTCCTGCTCCTAGCAAAAGAGGAAGCATTAGATCACTCCATGACAAAGAGCTTGTTAGCAAACTGACGAGGGTCAGCTTGGTTCACCAAACGCCAGGCTTGGGAGGGATCAACATCCATCTGTTGTTTAAAGGAACCCCAGAAATCCTGAGGTTGTTGAGGTGCAGCTGCAGCCGGAGGTGCAGGCAGACCAGCAACATTCATGCCAGCTTGTCCAACAGGAGCGGTCGGATAACCACGAGTTTCCAGGTCAGCTTCAGATTCGTACACAGGGTACGGACCTTCAGGACCAAAGAACTTCAAGGTGTAATCAGACAGAACGTCAGGATTGGTCAGAATCTGGTTATAGGCAAGGTTTTCCTTATGCTCAGTAACAGAGAAGTTGGCGTAACCTTTTAAGCAATTAGTTGCCCTTTCTCCCCACGCGACGGCGCTGTCCAGCATCCCTTCCAGATTTAGGGCGTACTGATTCAGAATTGCCGGTGCCTCGGTTCCGTAGTTTGCTACCACCATCCGGCTTTCCGGACTCCACTCCAGCAGATTCGCCACGTCCTCTAAGGAGTTGATCGAGGAGGTTGGGGAAGAGTTGTTGGATGATGTCTGGTTTGTTTGCCAGGTCGGCTGAGCCGATGGTGCCGAGGTTTGTGCCGGGGCTTGTGGTACTCCGTAATTCGCCGGGCTGTATTGAGTCGGAGAGGATGGTTGACCCTGGAACGGGGATTGCACCGGGCTGCCCAACAGGTTCACCACCTTGTTGAATGCCGACTCCCATGGATTGCCCTGCATTTGGTCCGAACCCTGGGATGGGGGGACGAATGTTGACGGGGCGGATTGGTAACTGGTAGTCCCCTGAGGTGCGGCCTGGGGAACCGCCTGGGGGTAAAGAGTTCCCACTTGGGCCGGGGCTGGAGCTGCCGGTGCTGCCGGTGCTGCCGCCACGTAACTGCTCGGAGCCACTGCGGGTTGGCTCGTCTGTGGGATCGATTGGACGGTAGCGTCCTGCATAACTCATCTCCTTTTGTAATGCTTCTAAGGTTCGATACAGATAGGGAGTTAAGTCCAAACGTGGATCTGCCGCCATAGGTAAATCCGGTGCTTGTGGGTGAGGGGTCTGCATCATTCCCCCCACTAAACGAGAAAACTGGGAATAAGCTCCCTGTAATTCGTTGACCATCCTGAACGGGAAGCCCGAGAGCATTTCCGCTCTTTCCTCATCGGTTTTTGATGGGAAAAGATATTTCAGTGCTTCTATGCTATCAACTCCTAATTCTTGTAAGTTTCTTACAACAATTGAATTGTTCAGGATATCTTGTGTTGAATCCTCATAAACAGGACCTAACCAACGCCAAAGCATTGTGATATCTCCATCAGGAATTAAGCCTTTAACCCCTGGTGGAATCATTTGTGCTTTGACACAAGCCATCATAAGTTGTTTCATGCGGCTGTCAAATTCAGCCATAGCTTGTTGATAACCAGCCTCTTCTTCTGGTGTTGCTTCTGGTCCAGGGGGCACTGGTTTTTCAAATTGTGCAGCAGCTGCAAGCGTATCTTTAAATAACTGTTCTTCTTGGAAAATAATTAATTCAAGGCAACGACATAAACCATGCGTATAAATAGCATTAGCTTTCTTTTTGGCTGTCGCTGAGACACGACCAAATAATGATTTATATTCTGTAGCAGTAACACCTGCTGAAATTGATAATTCGTCTACACCACCTAATGATGTTCGGATTTCTTCTCGGTATTGCCGCACAAATGCATTTTGATCACCGGAAATTGCATCCGGAACAATATAACCAACTCGATCATTTGGCTCCAGATTCGCAATCACTCTTGGGACTCTAATTTGCCCATCAACACCACGGCTGACTGGATCTTGTTTAAACGTTGAACGACTTAATCCAAGGGGACTAGTAAAGCCTGAATTGGCTGCAATAGAAGGACGTTGTGCTGCTCCATCACCACCTGACTCCATCAAGTCAGTTTTAGGCCTGGATGATAATAAGGTTGGATTACCAAAGAACTGTAAGTTCTTTCGCATGTTATTAACTAAACCATCATGGATAACAATATGATTTGCTAAAGCATCAAACTCTCCACTGCCTTCCATAGAGAACCCTTTCGGATTATTGAAAATTTCTACGCAAGGAATAAAACGAAGTGCATTGGTAAACTTTTCAGTTTTACCAGGGACTTGTCCCATTGCATTTTCAAACGAAATTTCTCCGTCTGAATGAGTCTCTTCAATAACGTTTGCTTTAATTGAAAGACGAATATATTTCTTTTGTCCTGGTGTTTGGTTTGGATCACCAGTTAAATTGTACGTACCAATATCTTGAAAACCTGTATTAGGTTTTTTGACTTTATAGCTGTAAATAATGACAACCTCTTCTAGTTCACCATCGACATTGTAATAAGAGCGATACTCATGATTACGAAAATAATAGAGACGATAATTATTTTCAGTAGGCCGGATATAAAACAGTCCTTTTCCATCACATAGGAAATAGTCCCATATTGAATCAAGGCGAGTATCTAGTTTGTTATATTTGACAACTTTATCGATAAAATCTTTGCGTTGTGCACCAAAGTTGTCTTGTGACGGAAAGAACTCAACTCCTTGGCGAATACCAAAGAGTTTCATTTGAGCGATATGAGACGCAACAATTCCCGTATCTACATTAGAACTTCCATCTCGATCGATGTAAGAATCAATAATTTCCTTAAGACGAGACTTAGCGTCAGACATTTAACTATTTACGACCCTTTTGTTTATACATCCTAGCAGCTCTGCCTGCTTTTTTAGCCTTCTCTGTGTTAGGAACAAACTGTTTCCCCTTACGAGAACCAGCTCGTTTTTTCCGATCAGTATCCTCCCTTTCTTCTTTAGAAAGTTTGGCCCATGCTTTCTTAGGAAGATAACGTTTAGTCGTACCGTCTTTTTGAATTGCTTTATCTGCCATTTTAAGTTTCCGTTTCTAAGCACTCAGGCCATGTTTTTGTTTTAAAAACTTCATGTATATTTTGACGTTGTTGATGATTCTCTGGTCTTTGAAAAAACGGATCATCATACAAACGTTCAATAGCTCCATGATACTGGGAACAACTCATCATCCAGGCAAGCAATACTTCCATTATTTATTCATGTATTTACCAGCAAGCTTGTCAAGTTTTTTGGCTTGGCTAGCGTGCATCTTTGCACTGCCTTTTAGCTGTTTAGAAATTTTTTGTAAGTCTTTAACTTGTTTTTTCATGATGATCAAGGTTTAGTAATTTTTAAAATTTCATTGACAACCTGAGGAGAGTAACCGCTATTTTTTAATTGGGATACCGCAAAAGGATATTGAAAATCTAATAAAGCTTTTTGAAGTTCAGCGTTGTTGGTTTGCCGCGCAAGAGAATGCATTAATTTTTGATCTGGAAAAATTTCGGGTGTGTAATTATTATATTTACCTGCTATTCTCATGAGTTTTTCTCCTTAGCTTTCTTGGCTGCAGTAGCAGCTTTTTTACTTTTCTCATATTGGTCTTTAGTTTGCCAATCTTCTTTACCCCATTTTTTCAAAGATTTTTGTTTTTTACCTTCACCACCTTTATAACCGCCACCTTTCTTCTTGTATTCAGCAGCAACCATTTGTGCTTTCCGAGCAGACCACTGACCAGGCTTACCACCTTTACTACCAGCGGTGATGCGCTTTTTAATTGATTCGCGCAGTCCTGGTTTTGTATATTTGGAATCGTCTTGTGCCATTAGCTTACATATTTATTTTGAAAGCCCATGGGTAAACCTTGCGCTTGCTGAAGAGGAAGTGGAATAAATTGCATTTCTTCTTCTCTTTTTTCTTCTCCTCGATAAGGCAAATATGGACCAAAGCGATAAGGAGACTGACCCCCTGGAATTTCAAAGCTAGGTGTAGCAGTTATATAAGGAAGCGTTTGTATGTTTCCTGGAGCACCAGGGATGTTTAATCCTCCGCTATAACGAGGAGCACGGTAAAAAGGATTCTCTGGATAAGCTTCTTGATCAGTTAAAAAACCACGGCCTGGATAATATGTCCTGGGTATTTCATCCATAGGAAAAGAATATCCTTGTTGTTGAGCTACTAAATTATTCATCTAATTTAAAACTTTTTATTATTCTAAAGGTTCAAAGCCTCCTTCACCATTTAAACGTTGAATAATAATTCCATCACCTTTTATATCCCAAGTTAATAAAGTTTCAGGTTCCCAACCTAGGGTTTCAATGACTTCTTCTGGAATTTGAACGTATAAATCACCATTTTCTAGTTCTTCAACTTCAATAAAGTAACTCATTTGGAAAGGATCTTTTCCACAAGTTTATCAAGTTTATTATTAATTTCACTAAACTCATCATTCATTCTTTCCATCTCTCGTATATAATCTTGTTTTAAAACGTATTCAAGGGGTAGTCGATCAATGCGATCTTCTAGGCTACGCATTCGACCAAAGACTTTACTAATAAACCAACCGCCACCAGAGACAGCTGCAATACCTAAAGCTACGAGTTGTTCCATTAGTAATCCAACTGGAGTTTTCCTTTGCGAGTTAATCCTGTAATAAGCCATACCAATGCATCAACACAGTCATCATGAGAGCTAACGCCAAAATTTGTAAGCTCTTCAAACATTGTCGTAAAGTTTCGGTATCTGTTAAATACTATTTTACGGTCTTCAAACATTCCCATGATTCCACGAAAACGTGCAAGTTTATCTGCTCTGAAGCCTTTGACAGGATGCCAAATTAAATTATACAAACCCTCATTATTTAAACAAATACGTTTGAAGTCAGCTTCTAAAGAAGCCTGGTATTGCACAGCTTCTGACCAAATATCACACGTTGAATATGTTGGAAAATATGTACCATCTTCTTGACAACCAATGACTGACCAGTCATTAAGAAGCTCTTTTAATGCATCTAATTTTTCTAGGTTACCCATAACACGTAACCTTCTGTAATCAATAATATGGATTTTATCGCCAATTCGCCCACCAAGAACCATGACGGTATAGTCATTTTTCTCTTTGGTACCTGCAGAAAGGTCAACTCCAATACCAAGTGTGTCAAATTCGGTTGCAATTTCTGCTTTTACTAGTAACTCTGGTGCCAGGGACAGCTCATTTTGCCTGACAATTTGATTCATATATTGAAAAGAAAAAGCAATAGGGGCTTGCCTCTTCTTCTCTTTTAGATAATCTAAGGACCACATTGCAGGCCAATATGACTCCTCTTCGCCCGTTACGTCATTATTTAAAATGGCAGAAAGGACAATCTGCATCCAGTTATTATTTGGACAGAACGTGGTCGAATGAATGTCATCATGACGGAAGCGTGTACCAAGACAAATCGCACGACCTCCTTCAAACATCGTTGGAGCAATCACGGCGTTCCAGTTATCCTGCATCATCTTGCGGATGTCTGGGTTGCCAATATCTGAAGCAGATTTTATTGGGTCATCAATTATCACAAGTTGAGAACGTTTTGAAGTCACAGAACCCTTGAGTCCTGCGGCACATAAAGTAAACTGTTCTTCACCTGTTGTATCAATACCAGCAAATTTATGGTCGATAGACCAGTATTCATTACTTGTAACGTTTTTGAGCAACTTAACGGTAGGGAATACCTCTTGATATTTTTTTGATTCAATAATTCGTTTGATTGTTGCTGATTTAGATCTTGCAATGTCAACCGTATAACTCAAATAAAGAATTTGTAATGGTTTTTTTGCTTGTGTATGAATACCAATAGCCCAAGCAGTAAATAAACCAAGTACTGTAGATTTAGCTGATCCTCTAGGACCAAGTAAATCAATATTGGGACCGGCAATTTTTAAAAGGCAAGAGCTATCATTATTTGTTACAAGTTGTTTATGCCATTCTTTATGGTGTTCTGCTGGAGGTTTATCGGCTACATAAGAACAAAAAAAACCAAAATCTTCTCTAGCTTTCTCAAATAACTCTTCTTTACTGCTTTTACGAACTTTATGTTTTTTCGCAGCAGCCTGTGCGTTACGTCGGTAAGCTAGATGAAGATGAGAAGGCACTATTTAACCTCTTGTTACTTAAATAGTACCTTACTTCTTATCTTTGTCTTCTTTTTTATCTTTATGTTTTTTAGCTGCTTTAGCTGCCTTTAACCCTTTTTCTGCAGATTCTTCTGCATCTTTGCCCTTCTTGGATTCATTTTTCTTTTTAAAGTGCTCCAGGAGTTGGGGCGGCATTTTATTCTTTGCCATTTTATTTAGACCGAGCGTTTAACAATTGTTGGAATTTATCCGAAGGATCAACACCTGGTTCGAGTGAATCAGCGTTGGAAGGTAAAGGAGAAGGGGCTAAATCAGTCGCCGCATTTTGTGGTGGCTGATTAGGCAATGTAGGAACATTATAGTTCCGATTCTTCTCCAAATCAGTCAGCATTTGTAATACTGACATTCTTGTAAAAGATGGGCTATTTTGTTCCATACATATTAATCTTCAAATTGCATTCTAGCCCAAACAGACATTGAAGCCTCTTGTAAAGGTCCTTCAATAGGATCATCTTTAAAAATAGAAGCAACTTCACGTAATGCACGGTCAGCACCAGCCATCAAAAGACCTTTACGGTCACGAGAAGAAACAAAAGAATCAACCTGGGAGATAGTTCCACGCAATTCTTTTTGCATAGCAGCAATGCGAGCAACACCGACATCTCGCTTAACCGCATAGTTTTCAATATCCATTCTTAACTTTCTAATGTCTTCTTGCATTTCTTCAATCTCATGCAACAAAACTTTAAGATGATCTGGTTTTAAAAAATTATCTTTTAACCATAAATCAACAGCTACAATACTACTGTCATAACCAAGAAACTTAGCATACAAATAAACCTGTATAACAGAGAAAGATTCCTCTGCAAAAGAACAGAAAGACTCCTTGGTCGAGCTGTCTAAATTATCTACCCAATGGTTAAAGACTTTTAAGTCAATATCAGAATCGGTATGCTTGTTGGGCCTGGCGGTAATCCCGGTCTTCGTCTTTTTCAGAGAATCGCTGCTTTTGCTCATTAGTCTTACGTTCTTCTTCTGCAAGATTACTCTGTTTCTTCATGGTTGAACCAACAGAAACATCCTGGAAGATTTTTACTGCTTTAGCCGCTTGACGTGCTTTATCTTCATCAAAGAAAAGATTAGTTACGTCATCAGCATCCTCATCATACATTGCACTGATTGCATCAGCCATCTTTATTATCGCTCCTAGAGAAAGTAGAGTCTTCTTTGTCTTCCAGGGGGAAGTTATCGGGAGAAGACTCGTTTAATGCCTTTTCCTTTGCGTAGTCATAGGCGACTTGTGCTGCTTTTTTATAAGCATCAAGCTCCCCGCCTGTTGTGTAATTTTCATCAGGAGAAGGCTTTTTCACAAGACGATCAGAAGTTGCTCATCATGGAAGCTAGACCCTGTGAATAGATATCACGACGGCCTTCAACAGACTTTTGACGTTGCTGACGCATCTTGGATCCTTCTAACTTACCCAGGAGTTGTTCAAAGTCTTCAATGGGGACAGTAGCATTATCAAACCCAGCTTCGCCAGGTAGCGCCTCGCGCTTGTTACCATCCTCCAACTCAATCATTGCGACGCCGTCTACAAACGATAGATCACCTGCTGCCATGGTATTTAAAAATTACACTATAAAAATTATAATACAAACTAATCAGGTCAACCGATAGAATTCCAGAAACCAGCCATCATTTGTCCGTACATGTTGGTACGTGCAATATCTTGATCACCTGCTGTGCGAATTTCTTGAATTGCTTTATCAAATTTTCCACGTTCTGTAATACCAGAAACACTGTACTTACCTTGCATTTCTGCAACATCTAGCAATCCTTGATTAATAATATTCTGGAGATTTAAACCATAAGCAATGTCTTTATCTTTGAAATCACGTAAGCGAGCATCTTCAACTGTTGTTGTATATTCTGTTAAATCACGCTCTCTTGCGTCAAGTAAGTTATAACCAGATAAGGTAACTTGGCTTCCATATATATCAGCACCTGCATAAATACCAGCAACAGCTTCATTTGAAGCTGTTTCAATGTTTGCAATTGCTACATTATTTAAACGATCTTTATCCCTTTGTTGTCCTTCAAAAAGTTGTTGATCTTCTCGCCCTAATTCTTCATAACCATAAATTTGATCAAGGTAACCTGTATACTCGTCTAAAAACTCTGCTGGATCTTGTACTCCTACGCTTGTATCCAGTGCATCATCGAAATAATCTGCTTTATATTCTTTAAACAAAGATTTATCATTATCATAATAACCTTTTTGTTCATCAGTTAAATCGCTCCATTTAATATTTCCATCTGCTCTTTTAATAATGCCTTTTTTCTTGCCCATGTCAGTATCCTATAAAAACAATAAGTAACCTGATAATATCTATGCTAACTTATGCGAACGCATTTGAAGCAGCTGCTTGTGATTGCTTTCTACCCGCTTTAATAATATCTGGTGTTTTAAATAAAAGGCCACCCGTTTCAGGATCAAGTCTTCCTGGACCAAATTGGGCCATTAAACTATAATCTTGTTCACCCATGCTTCTAAACCCTGGGAATAAAGAGGCAATTTGATTACTAGCTCCAGAGGTAATCGATGATGGTGATCCAAGTTGCCCTGTACGCTTTAATGATTCATATGTATCATCTACAAATGATTGAGATGCTGTTCGTCCTTTTGATGCAAGTCTAAATTGATCAGCAATTAAATTTTTAGCATCTTTTTTATCAACCGTTCCTGTCATAAGATCTTTTACATCTTCATTTAACATAAATTGATTTGGATCACTGTAGCTACTTAATGTAGATAAAGCATAATTACGATCAAACATTGGATTTGTATTAACATTTTTATTAAAAAACCCTGCTAATTCACCAAAGTCTTCTTTAGGCATATAAAGATCTTTTGTAAAATCATCCCTGAATTTACCTGCTAATTCATAAGGATCAAACTGAATAGCACCATAACCTCCTCCGCCTCCTGACGAACCACCGCCACCACCAAACATTTTATTTAAAGCGAAGCCACCTATCGTAGAAACAGCTGCTCCGGCGATTGCTGGCCAAATCATTTACATTTACCTCATTATGTATTTATTATCGCAGACCCAAGCCAAAAGTAAAGTTTAAGCTAATCCGCCAAACATCCTCTTCCTGGCTGCTGCACGTTGTTCAAAACCAATGCCGCTGTCACCCATGTTTGCACGTGTTACTAACAAATCTTGAAAAGGAGCAGAGCGTTGAAATTGTAGATTCCGTTGTGCTGCCTGTTGATCTAAATTTAATCCAAAGCGTGCCATATCTTTTCCAAGATTGGCATTAATCATTGCAGTACCTAGGGCTGCATCAGCAGTTAATTGCTGGGCCGCCAACATGCTTCGGCCATAATTATCAGCAGTACGTCCTGCAAAGATGCCACCAAGACCTGCAGCCGCCACTGGCATCAGATCACTTAATTTAAAGTTACTTAAGAAACCACCACCTCCACTAGATGAGCCGCCTCCTGTAGGGTAATTAATAGCACCTGATGAAAAATCAGGGCCTAAAGGTGCTGGATTAAAAGAACTTGAAGTAGCATAACCTGCACCTCCTGGATTAAACGGATTAGTAGCAACCATAATTATCCAATCAAAGGCATGTTCTGGAAGTAACGACCTGTCGTTACCTGTGGTGTACTAATTCTACCGAAGTTATCTCTAATACCCGCTAAAGCTGCATCAGCACCTGCGTACTTAGCAAACTTCATATCCTTAACCATATTGGGAAGACCCTTATATAAGAAACCCAGCATCGCAGAACGCTCACCATATTTCTGTGCCCGTGCCATTTGACGTGCAGCAATCTCATCAGCTAACTCAGCTTGGGTACGGAGATACTCTTCAGATCGATAATACTTTTTATCTTCTTCAGCTTGTTTGTCTTTTTTTATAAGATAATCAACCAAAGGATCACCAGTAGACTTAGTCTTTGTTTCATCATCTGGTTTTTTATTTTCATCGAAAACATCTAAACTATAGACATCACTGATGTCTGTACCCAAAAAAGGCATATAGTCACCAGCTACTTTAAAAGGATTCTGCCCTTTCGCATAAGGATTGAAATTGTATTGTGGGAACAAAGACATAATCAATCAACCAAAGCTAATATTTGGTGCTTGCATCACGCTACCTGCATAAGGATTAGCGGTTAATGCAGTACGTAAGTTAGCACCAGCTTCTGCTTGTGCTCCTGTAGCTAGTTTACCAGCAGTTGCCACAGTACCTAACATGGCATAATTACCAGCCATTGTATTAGCCATTGCTTGTTGACGTACTAAATCCGCATTCTTCATTTTTTGAATCAACGGATTCATTGCTTGCATTTGTTGCAACTCTGCTTGCATATAGAACTGAGTTAAATCTTTGGTTGCAGCTAAGTTTTGACCTAGCATTTGTTGGCGAAGGTCTAAGTCTTGTGATGCAATCTTTCCTCTTGCTGCGAGCTGACTACCAAGCTCACCTTCTTTGCCCTTGGTTGGTTCACCTGTAACTTTACGCTTTACATACTCAGTTGCTTGTGCTCCAGAAGGTGCTCCCATCAAGGCACCAACAGTCGGTAAAACAGCCTTAGCTACTCCTCTTACCGGTGCAGGAAGTAAAGCTGCTGCACCCAGACCTAAAGCAGCACCAAAGCCGCCACCAGCAACAGCACCAGCTGCACCAATTGGGCGTCCTTGCTGAGCTTCACTAACGGCAGTTCCAAGAGCAGGTAGGGCTGCTAAACCTAAACCAAGACGACCAGGGTTATTTTGAATCGCACGTTGTACTTGTTTAGCACGTTCTCCCATTGGATACAGCATATTTTGAATCTGCTGCTGTGCTGCTTGAGCACGTTGTGCCATGGTCATTTCTCTTGATACACCAAGAGTTAAAGGAGTTGTAAATGCTTGTGTTGCACTAAACGTGCGGCCTTGACCAAGAGAACGTACACCTCCTGCTGTCAACGGTTCTCGACCAGCGCCAATATTAATTGATTCAAGTCCACCAAGATTTCCTACTGCTGGTGCGCCAACAGAACCTAAATTAGTAGAAGCATATGGTGAATACATCGTTTATTGAAATTTAAATCTGTACTTAAATTCTATATCAACCAAGTCGAATTAATTCTTGTCTACGTTGTTCTAATTTTTCTGGAGTATTTAATCCAACTTTTTCTAATTCTTCATAAGGACCATAACCTCTGATAGCTGCCATTACTAATTCACCTTCTGGAGTTACGCCGTTAAAAGTACGTTCTGGTGTAATGCCGTATTCTTGAGTAGACGGCAGATCAGATTGCCCTTGAGATGCAATAGCTCGATTCATTAACTTACCTGCTAATGCACCTAATAATGCACCACCAGCGCCAGCTGCAGCTACTTGTGCAGTAGGAACACGTTTGGCTGATGGACGAACAATTGTTTGTCCTTTATCTTTCTTCTCTACCTTCCCAGGGGGCATGCTCCTTAATGCAGTAGCAGTTGCTGCAGAACTTCCTGCTAAAGCACCCACGGCTTGTAAACCCACTGGGAAACCAACAATGCGTGCTTCAGGCTCTCCCTGAAGATTCTCCATTGTGCCTTTAACTAAACCAACCCCCAGGGGTCCTTTTTCGTTATACAAAAAGTTCATGTAATTTGCATAACGTTGCTTTGTAAGATCTGGGATATCTTCTTTAGCTGTATCAAACTTTAAAGGTCTACCTTGACGACCTAAAACAAATCGTTCTAATAACTCAGGAGCTGGTTGTCCTGTTTTTCTGCGATCTTCTGAACCTTGCTCTGCATACGATTGAGCAAAACCTTTGGGCCTAAATAACTCCCCTGGATTAGTTAAGTCATAAATACCTAAAGACGCACCCACAGGAATACCAACAGAAGCTAAGCCAATAACAGCTTTCTGTGGCGCACTATATTGATTAATATTTTTACCTTGTGCCAATCGAGATAATGAATCTGAAATAGGCATTGGATGATTATTTTTCCAATACAAGATACGTGTTGCGTCATAACCTAAATCAGTTACAGCTGATGTAGCTAAAGCACCAGCAAGCTTAACCGGTGTCTTTGTCGTAACACCTTGTTCTTTTAATCCACTATATGCTTTTCTTGATGCCTTAGTAAAAGGTGCAAATGTTAATCCGTAGTCAATTCCTTCTGTTGCTTTTGCAAAAGCTCTGCCACCTGCTTTTAAATCTTCAAATGTTTGTTTTAATCGTTTCATTTTTACACTCCTACAATACGTGCCATATCTCGTTCAACCTCTGCCACATTAAACATTGGCATCTCACTATTTAAATATTGTTGCGTCAATGCTTGTGGGCTTTGAATACCCATACCTTGATACATTGTTCCGGGCATATATTGTCCTGCTAATAAATCATTATTAATTAGCATGCGTTGTAAATTTTGCTGACTAACTTGTGTCTGTTGTGCAGCAACAGGAGATTGAGCAGTAGCTAAAGAAAGGTCTTTGTATCGAGGATCCATTGCTACTACAGGAACCCTACTTGCAAAACTACCAGCAACGTTTGCAAGAAGTTCTCTGGTTCCTGTTTTCTTACCCAAAGCAGCACGTAAACCACCTTGAGCTAAGCCAGAACCAGCTGCATCAGCTACGCCATAGGCTAATGCTGTTACAGGATCTGCACCTCCTACAAGCTCCATTCCTGAACTAAGGGCTCCACTAACTAAGGCGTCACGGCCAAGGCCTTTCATCAAACCCTTCTTGGTTAGGCCCGGTAAAAATTTACTTGCTAATTTTAATCCGGCTGCCAGCATCTATCCGTAGTTATATAGTCTGATTCTACTTCCTTTAATTTCAAGCTGGTTTTTCTTTATCCTTAGGTTTCTTAGTTTCTTTCTTGTCTTGATTTTTTAATTGCTCTGTTCGTTTTTGTTGCGGTTCTTCTGCTTCTTTAACTTCTTTCTTGGAAGATGATAAAAGCTGAGCAACATTCATCTTGCCTTCAAGTTGGTTTTGTGCTTTCTTCTGCGCATAATCCATAAGATTGCCCTTAGGATCAGGGTTGCTAGCGCGAGGATTAGGATTAGAAACTTTTTTATCAACAGAAAGGGTAGGGCTTAACTCATACATTTGCACCCACCGCTCTTTAAAATCTGGATACGTTCTGAAATCTAATTTTGTATTTGCACGACCATTTTGAAAACTATATAACGGATTCTCTGGATCATTCCTACCAGTATCAAAACGTCCTAGTCCAGTAAACGCTTCAAAGTTTTCTGGGTTCTGTGGATCAACAAAACCAGCTCTTGGATTGTTCTTTAGCTTTTTAGTTTTAAGTCTTTCTTGTAATGAAGCGGAATCAAAATGATAAACCGTAAAAGGTGGTTCATCAGACTTACGACGAAACGCTTCTTCGTAATTAATTTGATAAGGACCTTTAGCTCCTTTATGAAAAAAAAGAGCTACCTCATCGAGATAATCTTGTGGACGACTTAGGCGGCTATCACGTGGCATGATTACTTTTTACTCCGTTTTTTTACAGGTACACAGTTGGGAACTTTTTTGCCTGTCTTCTTTGATGTCTTCATGCCTTGTTTTTTATACCCTGACCAGCAAGGATCACTCTTTTTCTTTGCTGGCATTTTTCTTATCTTTTTTGTTCTTATTTATCTTAACAAGAGTTTCACGAAGCTGAGCTTGCTTACGTGTTTTCTCGTCATATTTATCTGGATTCTTTTCTACATTGGCTTGTAACTGAGCAGGAGTAATCCCCTTCTTCCTGGCCTTAGCTGTGAAAGTACCAGGCTTTTTAATTGCCGATTGAATCCAATTTTTATCTTTCTTCTTTTCAGCCATAATTAGTTAAAAGGAATGGGAGGTTTACCTATATAAGTAAAAGAAGTAGACTGCCCTGGTCGTGCTGGTGGAGTGTATTGTGCTGACCTATTAGCCAGTATACTTGCCGCACGGTTTAATTGAGCACTGCCCANGCCATATTTTTTGATNAAATCAGATTCATTTAAATCAGGTTTACGTAATCCTGTGCCAACAGGTGCTGTACGTAAGCGTTGTGCAGCTTCACCAACCATTGAGCGGTTTAACTGCTGATTGGCTACAACTTCTGCTGCACGTCGAGGATCACTAGGCTGCGCTAAATTAACTTTTCTTGTTCCTCCAGCTCCCTGTGGAACTGGTTGGTTTATGTCACCATAAGAAGCAAAGCCATAACCAGTATATGGACGTTTTGTATTAGCAATAAAACCACCGCCTACGTTACTGACATAAGGTACTTTTAACCCTTGTGGAGCAGTTTCCATTTGCTGACGTAAACCCGCTAACTGAGGACCAACATTACCAAGAGATATTTGTCGAGTTGTTTGCAACTTTGGCAACGTCCCCATTTTAGGTTGCCTACTTTGTCCAGTTACAGTAACGCCAGTAACCACTTGGCCTTGTGAGCCTGTGGCAGCAGGTGTTGCCGTAAGCGCCTGACCTGTTCTTGCATCTTTAACGACTTGAGGAGCTGTTTGAATACGTGGTGAACGATACGCTACGTTTTCAAATTCTTCAGCATTACTTAGCTCCATAGGATCCAGTCCACCTGAACCTTGTGTTTTGTATTGCCCTGGAATAGGAGCTGCTACATCTTCTTTACGTAGTGGAACAGGTTCCATGTATGTGGTAAATCCTCGTTTTACTGGAGTTCTTACAGCTTTACCAGTTTCATCAACTAAAGCAGGAACACCATAAATAGCGGGTTCTTTTGTTGTTTTCAAAAGATCATTAACGAACGCATGTGCAGGCCCTGCATGCATTCTTTGACCTTCTATTTCAAAATCACCAAGTAATAAACTTTGTTTTTTACCTACAGGCGCACCTAAATCAATACCATAGTTATCTCGAACTTTTCCACGGAGACTGCGGATAATAAAATCATTATACGTAGAAGCATTGCCAATATCAGATAATGTTTTGCCTTGCGCTAAACCATCAGCTAATAACTGAGGATTAAATTGGAGCAAAAATTCTTTCTTGGCCGTTGGGTTGTTAAAGTAATCATACGAAGCATCTCTTGCATATTGTTCTAAAGCAGCACGAGGCAATTCAACTGGTTCTGGTTTTGTAGTTTTAAGAAAAGTACGTCCTTTATTTCCTTGTGCATCTGTTGTAATCGTTTCTCGAATGCCCATCAAGGGCTCTTGGCCTTCAACAATTTTTCCTTGAGGAATATAAAGCTTACCATCATCGCCTCTTATAACTTGCTCGTCATAGTCACGAAATCTAGATGCAGGTTGAGTTGAAATATTTGCACTCGGTTCACCAGTAGCAACCTCAAACCCACCTCTTGAACCAGAACCTTCAACATTAATATCAAAGCTAGTATCGATCTTTCCACCAGGTTGATTGCGTTGTCCTGCTCCTGCAAGCCGGAAACGTCCGCCTTCAACACTGTATCCGCGAGCGGGATCACCTTCTTCTGTACGTCGCACAGGAAGCTGTTGATTAATAGCACGTTCAAATCGATCTGATTCATCAACAAGCCCTGTTCCAGCTTCAACTGCCCCTGGGATTTGTGTTGTACCTTTATTCGTACGTTCTCGATACGATTCTGTATCTACCATTGTGCCAATGCCTTCAGCACCGGCTAAACCTTCTGCTCCATAAGGATCAAATTGTTGACCCATTTCTTTTCCAATAAAAGGATCGCGTTCGTCCACTACAACTACATTTTCATCTAACTGAGTCATACGTGCGCCAAGCTCTGTATCTGTATCGTCAAGACCACGATTCTTATAAAAGAAAGGAACTTCTTCTACTTTTCCTGTTGAAGGATTAACAACCCGACGCTTTCCAAAAATATATTCATCTTCATTGCCACCTCTGGTCATACTTGCCCTGGCACCTTCAGTTAACTCCTGCGTTAAATTAGTTCCAACGCGACCACGGCGTTCTGCAAGGGTACTTCCCAGCATTCCCTTAACAGCTGAAGTAGGCACACTTGGATCTAGTAAACGTGCTTTAATAACAGGATCATCAACACTAGCTGCTGCAGAAATTCGATCAGAAATGTCATACATTGTTTCTTCTGCTACACGTACAGAATCTTCTGTTGGCCTAGCAGCAACTTCACGAGTTATTAAATCGTGATCAGAAAAAGCCCCTCTTGGAGGTAACTGTTTTGAACCAAATACTTCTTGACGGCGCTTAGCCGACATCTCACTTACTCCAGGGAGATTTTCTGCTTTTCCTGTTAAGTTATATGCACTAGGTGTTGGATCATAACGCGCTTCGGCCATAGCCTGGCCAACTGCTGTAATTTGATCATCAGGCAAACCACCTGACATGTCCATCTGTTCAAACTCATAAGAAGCTCTTTTTAATTTTGCTTCGGGAGAATCTAAATTAGTGCGCGGTGCTGTTTCCAGGGCCAAACGCCTTTGTTTTGGTGTCATACCATCTACAATTTCTTCTTGTACAACAGCTGCTTTACCTACGCGAACTGAATCTGTATCTCTTTGAATTGCTTTTTCAAGAAAACTATCAGCTTGATCTGCAGCACTTTGAACAGCATCAATGTTTTGTGCTTGTGCAGCTGGTTCGCCAAAGGTTTCATAAGTATCTGTAAGACTTATGGGTTCAGCTCGCATTTCATCTAATACTTTTTCCCCTTCTTTATTAATACGCCGAACAAAACTTGCTTGACGATTAGCTTCAGTACCCATCATTTGACGGGCCTCTGCTGCTACTTCTGGTCCGGCAAGCATTTCACCTGCAGGACCAACTTTTACTTCAGAAATTAATTCATCAACACGATCAGATAAAAAATCACTAGCATTCGGCGGCTCCATACGAGTCCGCATTACCTGCTCTTGTTCATCCGCAATTAAATTCAATACCTCATCACGACCAGTAATGTCATCTGCTCTTTCACTGAACCGCCGGAAGCCACTATCTTTTGTTGCTGTACCAGGGAAATCTGATCGTCTAACAGGTGCTTCAGTAACAACTTGTTCTTGTGTAACTACTCTGCTAGGTGCAACTTTCTTGGTATTAAGAGGTTGCGTAGCTGCTCGTTCGAGATCAAGAATTTTATCGGCAGAAGGATTAGCTTGAACTTTGATTCCACCTTTACCAGAGGGGTCCATCTTTGGAATCCGGCGGCCACGTAAGGCCANTCCAGTACCAGCTGCACCTAATAAACCCAATCCAATGCCAATTCCAGTTAATAAATTATTTTCACCCCCAGATTCTCCTTGTTGTAGCTGTCCTGCTCGAAATGCACGTACTTCAGGGACCATTTGTGCCCGTTCTTGCGGCGATTCAGGGTAAGGAGTCCCTGTAGCACGGCTATATGCGGCAAAATCAGCAGGAGAAAGAGACATTTACTTGATATTGACTAATTATTGGCTAATAAACTTATTTTAAGGTGAAAAATTCACAATTTATACTCTGATATAGACTATAACTATAAAAAATTGCAATAAGATGCTAAACACCACGGATAGCCAAGAAAAAAAGATGGCACGTGCAGTTGCTTTAAAGGCAATTGAGCAAACTGCTGGTGATCTTGCTGCATCTGGTGGCTCTCCTCTTGACATTCAGACTTTTGTTGCAGGTGCCAAGCGCGAATTGGCACATGAAGCTGGTGATAGACAAAAAATGGGTTTAGCAGCTAAGGCTGCATACGACTATAACAAATTAAAGTAAAAAAACCCCGCGAATTTGGGGTAAATCTTTGGGGTAAACGTCACTTTTGACGACGTTTTAGGCTACAAAATTTTATTTAAAATTTTATATTAGGAAACAAAAACATTACTTTTTAGCAATAGAAGTTTGGGCTAAAAACTAACGACACATATACATTATGTGGACCTTTTGGGCTGGGTTTTTTTTCACAGTAAACCCCACTTTTTACCCAAAATGGGTTAAAAATTACCTGACACTCCTCACACACACCTTCCGACTGTAAACCTGTATAGAAAAAAAATAAGGGCGGGCCTCCGTATATATCAGCGGAGGATGAATGGGCGGGAAGGAGGAAGCGTGCTGTGTTACCAGGGGACCTCGCGAGCGTTACTTCCACAGTTAATCCACAACCCTGTGGAGAAACACACAATCTCTGTGGAAAACCTGCGTTCTATCTGTCGTCTCCCACCTTTCGTTCCTTTATTTCTTTCCTCTGTCGCCGCAAGCCAGAGAAGATTGTAGCGACTAAGTAATCGTCTAGCTGATGGACGTTAAACCGTAGCGTTGTTCTATCGCATTCCATACAAATGCAAACTCAAACCAGCTGGAAGTTCGATTGGAAAGCCACTGCTAATGCAGAGGTTGACTCAGAGGATGTCTGGCAAGCATTTGATCATCTTCTTGCTGAAGGTCAGATGACTTGGCTATTAGCCGACGATGCTGATCAACAGCGAGAGGAGATGAAGTACTGCCGTGCTCTTTACAAGCGTTTGATTGATGTTTTCAGTGAGAACTGTAGCAACATTGATGCAAAGCTTGGCATGAGTTTATTCAACTCCCAGGAGTTAGGTTGTAGAGCGGTAACTATTACTGCTCAAAACAACTGAGTCCGTACAAGCGGCCAGTGGGGGTGCAATGCCCCCACCAGTTATTACCCACAGCGGAGATGGGTACCGCACACACAGGAGAATACCTGTGACCGACTACACCAACAAAGCAACTCAAATGCTATCAGCTCTCTACGCAACATCTCCTGATGCCATGGCAAATATGGAGATGGGTATTCCCACTTGCCAAGATTACGATCCTTTCTTCGATCGTATCGACACCCCTGAGGATGACAATCCTTGGGTGCATACCGAATACTTCTCCGATCGTGAGGAAACTCACGTTCCTACTCGTGAGGAGTGCGGCGAGATCGTCTTTCAACAGATTAGAAGTCTGATGGAGGACGGAAACTCCCAGGTACTAACCAGGGAACACGCAGCAGAGATTGCCAAGTATGCAATCAAGCTGCTTAGCTGATCCGTTAAAGCGGGTGACCAGGTGCAAACCCTGGTCCAGTTATTGACCTGAGCATGTCATTAAACGGCTCTTGTTCTACCTCAACTTACATCATGCAAGTTCAACTTGAAAACCTTTCTGTTTTTGCTGCCAGACTAATTGGAGCATTTATTGGCTGTGCATTTGCTTTTGCAATGTATCTTGCNTTGCCTCCTGTGCGTATGTTTTATCATTGGCAGTGGCAGTTTATGACCACGCATCCCATTTCCTTTGTGATCTGTGGTGCTATTGGCATAGCAGTAGGTTATTTCTCTGACAAAGACTGACCACCAGCGTGATGCCGGGGGCTCGAAGCCCCTGGTCAGTCATTGACCTAAGCACGTCACTAAACTGCCTTTGTTCTACCTCAACTCAAATCATGCATCCTTTTTCTGCTGTTGTAATTGGCATTGCCGTTGGCTGTCTTGCATCCGTCGCAGGACAGAAGCATCTCAATAGTCTTGCCACCAAGACTTGTAACGAGATGTCTGATACGCATCGTCTTGTTACGATGAATTCATGGGTCGGTGATGCTAAGCATTGTATGCACATTCGCTATCTTGCACAATGATTACTAAACGTCAGAAACTACTTGCATCTGGTTCAACCCTCATCGGTATTGGTGCATTACTTGGTGCACCTATTACTGCTGTTGCAGCTACAGCTGCATACCTCGCCTACAAAGTAGGTGAATGTCAACCTAACTCCACATCCAAATGACTAAGCTCAACATTCGTAAGAACACTGGCAAGCTGCTGCGTCATGCCGCGGCCCANGTCGAGAATCTTAGTGACAATACACCCAAGGCTGCCGTTCGTCACTTACGAACCAAGCTTGCAGATGTTATTCGTCCCAAGGGTTCTTATTACGATGCGCTTTGATTCTTGCACTGAGGGCCTTCGGGCCTTCTCTGCAGGACTCTACATCCTGTGTTTTATTGCAACTCAACTCATGAACCGCGACTCTCTCAAAGAGATCATTAGACAAACTAAATGGATCAATGCCATTGATGAAGACTTTGAACTACAAGTTTCTAAGTCTGGTGTTTTGTTTGCATTCTTTGCTGTCAATGTAGATGAAGAATCAAATTGGAAGAACATTCCAAGCTATCACTTGAAAAGTGGTTGTATTGATTTCTGTGTTGATGATAAATGGTATGACTACCAATTTATAGATAAAGAAATTGATCTCGACAAAGCAAAGACTTGTCGTTGGATCATTGAAGTTCTACGATTAGTTGATTGATTTCTGCACTAAGCCCCTACGGGGGTTTTCTGCAGGATTCATTCCTGCACAATCTTTTATCCAATTCAAATCATGACTACCCTTCACTTGCTGTCTCATGCTGACAGCTTCATCACTGCTGCCATGCGTCTTTACGCAATTGGCGGCGAACTATTCAACATCACAGCCATTCTGTTTTGTTTGAATTTCATGGCGAATCTTATTCGTCACACCTACAATGCTGGCTACCAAGTAGGCAAGTTCTACCGTAGACATCTACATAAACCACTGCGATGGTTATTTGTACACGCTATTGCTCTGATCATCTTGCTTACTCAACTTGCTTGGGAAGGAGCAGTAGTGGTCTATACCAATCGCCAAGAGATNTATGATGCTTGTGCTCATGCATGGCATCAACTTGAACGTCAATTCGTTTACGAATACGCTTAAGTTACCTGGGCAGCACATCTGTGTGTAAGTCCCAGGTTTCAACTCACTTCTTTTCAAATGATTCATGGAAAGCTACAAAGTCATCATGGAACACTGGCACACAGAACAATCCATTTTTCTTACAGTCGAAGACTGTAAAGATATGGATGAGTGCATAACCCATGTCAAAGAAGAGTGCCCTGAGCACATTATTGTTCAAATCTCACGCATCAAATGACTTATTCATTAAACAGAGTTGATCTTACTGAGGATGAGCAGAAATGTATCTTACATTTTCTGCGAGAGGCTGAGGGGTGTGGCTATCCTTCAGCCAATGAGCCTTGGTATTCCACCATTAACTCAATCTTCCGAAAGTATTACGCCACTCAAATTCAAGAAGCTCAACCATGGCAAACACTATGAAAACTAAACAAGCCGATGCTCTTGTAACACAATTCTTTGACAAGATTATTGATGACTACTTGTTAGATATCGTCAGTCAGTGCTCTTATGAAGCACGAGATTCAGACGATGAAATGCAAGCAATCAAGGACTTGCTTTGGAACACCATTCAACAAAGGATCAAATGACAACTAAAGAGATGCAAAACAATGCTATCCAAGCTGCTCGCAAGCATGAGTGGATGGTTTGCACTGAAGGTGATAACCGTGTTGCATGTGTCATTGCATGGAGCAGGCAACCAGATACTAACTGGTGCCGGGTATTGACGATTGTTGATGGTATTGGCAAAGTTGAAACTGTTCACCTACCTAAATACTACAAAGATCCCAACGCAACTGTGATGGGCTCTGACTACGTTGGAGAACATCTCAACCTGTTCAAACTTCAAACTAAATCCTGATGCCTTATCAAACAATCCGAGTAAAACCTGGACGTTATTATCGTCTTGATTACTACGGTCGTTCCCACGCCCCTTTCATCACCACTGCTGTCATTACTTGTATTCTTCTTATCTGTGCTGCAACTTATGCAGTGCGATATCAAGAGCAAGTGTGTCCGCCAGGGCGCACTGAATATCATGGTCCTGCTTGTTAAACATGACTATTAGGGGGCTGCGCATCCTACCAACGCAGACATCCTCTCTATTGCATTTCACTATGACTGTTCAAACATTCGACAATGGTGGTTATGTTGTCACTGGTGACAGCATTCCTAAGTATCGTCTTTTGATGTTACGCAGTGGATTAAAGATGGAGATGAAAGGATTACGTATTTCTTCTCGTGGTCCTACCGCATACTCCATCATCAAGAAAGAGTTTAATTTAAAAGGTTCAAAAGCTAAAGTTTTAGCTGCATTTGAACGCATCCTTACCCATGATTACAATTTAAATTTAACAAATTTATCTGTTTGACATGGGCCAGGGGGCTGCGCATCCTATAAACGCAGACATTCACCTTATCTCAATTCAAATGGCTAACAAAGTTGTTCCTCCGATTCTTGATCGTGCGTGCTTTGGTCCGTTGCTTACAACACCAACAGTACGTAACATTGTTCCTCCTGCAGTTATCATTCGTTTATCAGAACGTCACTTCAATGATGATTGGGGTGATCTGCCAGAAGAAGATGAAGAGTTAAATATGAATATCATCAACGGTATTCATAACAAAGACAAGGAGGCTGAATTTGGTCGTATCATGTCTGTTTACACATGGCCAGGTCTACCAGAAAAGATCTGGATCATTTCATATCTGCAATATGATTCCAAATTGCAACAAGATCCTGACTGCTGCAANACAGTAGTTATGTTCCCATCAGAGTACTGAACTAGCCTGGGCTGTATGTCTCAATACATTCGTCCCGTACCANGGNCAGCGAGACTACGTAAGTCCCAGACAATTACATCTATTCAATTCAACATTCCAAACACTATGTCTCTCATCAAAACCTGGCTACTTGAACAGCAACGTCTCCGTGACGCAGCTGTCAAAACTGAATACACAGAAGATCAGCTATTTGTTCTTAACGATATTGCTAATGAACAAGAACAGCTGATGCAAGAACTTATGTCAGAGGAGGTATCAGGTGATGCCGATTACCACCAAGAATGACACAAACGATGATGTCATCCTGCACATCATTGTTATCATTTCAATCATCATTACAGAGTTAATCTCATGTCTCTTCCTTCAGAAACCTACGCCATTGCTCAAGCCCTCACAGGATACGAAAAGTTCAGTGAGGAAGAATACCTTGAGCAGTGGGAAGCAGAAGTTACCTACGACAGAGCCAAACCTTGCAACAAACCGCCGCGCAACGGCAGCATCAGCAAGGACAAAGAAGGCAAGCTCTGGTGCTACTGGATCCCAGTCCACGACGACAAAGACATCGAGGGCTGGTACGAAGTCCCGTGCAAAGAAGACATCGAAGACTACGTCCTCGGTTCATTAGCTTTTACACCAGGGGACCAGGAAGTTGAGCCAGATCATCCTGATTCTTGGTTGAATCTTCTCTGTTTAATCTGACCTAAGTCTGGGCATCCTTCATGGTGTAAGTCCCAGACATATAAGCAAATCTTATCACTCAATGCTATCAATCTCTGAGATCAATGAGTATCGCGAATCTAAAGGTCGCGATCCTATCCAACTACACAAGCTACCTAAAGATCCTGCAGCTAAGTTGCTGCAAGAACTAGACCATGCCACTATCGACATGATCAATCACGGTGGTCCTGAACAACTCGTTGATAATCTGTTCCAACAGATTGTTGATGACTCATCTAATACCTGGACTCAACAGAGTCTTTGGTACCGTCAACTTCAAACACACTACAAATGAGATGAGTAACCCTCAGAAATATCTAGTTGAACCAACAACTGGCATTGATCAGTCTATGGTTGAGCTACTCGCAGAAGTCCTTGAAGTCATGCCGCACCAGGTCATTGAGACCGCACTGCATGAATGGCTTGAAGCAAATTTCATGCGTATCAACTCACTCCATCGCAACACGCAACAGATCTACACTCAACTCCATCCCAAACAATGACACGTAAACAATCAAAACAAACTTGGACTCCTGCAACTGAGTACAAAGTTACTAAGCTTCCGTCCAGGGGTCCAAAACCTGGTCAATCAACTGAAAGCTACATGCGTGGCAAAGAGATGCAAGATAAAAGAATTAAACGTGAAGCTAAAGCTAAAGGATTTATTTTCAGTGAGGATCTTGAATCATGACAACTAAATTCACCACACCAAAGATCAATCTCAATGGTACTTCAGCTGAAATACTCTACGATGAATTCAGTGAAGCAAGAGTAAAACTTACTCAAGCTTTAAAAGGATTACGAGTTCTTACAGTTCATCCTCGAGACTTCCAGACAATAGCTAGTGGTGATTGGATTCAAGCTAAAACCGAATATTACGAAGCTATGAATCGTGTTGATGATGCCCTAGATTGGGTTGACGCATGGTTGGTAGCTATCGAAGAACAAATGTCCACTTGATCAAACCCATTCAATTCAATTCAAACTCATGGCTAAGAAACGTAGTGCCATCAACTTTCGCAAGACAATTGGTGGCTTTGACATCACTGAAAATGGTGTACAGTCTTTCGGCAAATCCGTAAAGCTTGGACCATTCCAATTCACCTTAAATGCAGGACGCTCCGGTATCCTGGGATCTGTGGCGATCCCCGGAACCGGCGTCAGCAAACGTAGAATCAAACTGTGTGACTGGCCAGACCTCAGAACTCCTGATCTACCAGAACACAATCGTAAACCTGACATGTGGTCCGACAACGAATGACTTCAGTCCATCGTGATCTTGTTCCCTCTGATGCAGAAATTTTAATTGGTACCAGGGGGGCTGAATATTTTTATCGTAATGGTATACGTGTTTATATCACCTCAACTAAATCTAGAATCAGACAAGCTCGAAGGTTTAAACCACGTAAAGGCAAATTCACACAATGGCTAGAAAATCAACAAGGAATTGTTAAGAAATAGTAAACCCCCCTGCACCCCCTGAGGGGCCACCAAGAGTACTTATATACCTTTAAGTACATACCTTATCTAGGCATTGCTTACCCTGCATGTAAGTCCTAGACTTCTGTTGTTCATTCCATTTCATCTCATGATTCAACACAATGATCCATTCATCCATGAAACCATCGAACGGATGGAGGCCTATGGTGGTAGCTTTGCTTCTGCTCTTGCAGTAGCTTATGCGAAGGCTGATCCAGATAATCAGCAACTCATCATTGACACATGGCCTGAGCTATTTAAGAAGTATGGCCCTAAAGGTGTCTTTGCTTCTTCTCAGCAACGTGTCCATAGCTATGGCTATGAATTGACCAAACGACTTACCATCCGTCCCTCTAAATAATCATGGCTGTAATCAACATCATTGATCTTGAGGAGGATCTTGTTACTAATGAATCAATTCATTATGTCGTCACTGCAATGGTTGAAGACATGCGTCTTACCAAGGCTGCAATCTATCACCCAGCAGATCTTGCTTCGCCTGAAGAGTATGGCCCTGGTGTTTGCTCAGCAGGGTTTGAAGTTATGTTTGGCGACGATCCTCCACCGACCTTGGGTAGTCCTCTAGATCTACTTAGCTATGTTCAAGACCTTGATCTTGACTGGCAACTAGACGAAGAAGACTAATCTACTAGGCAGCCGAGTAACATTATTTGTTGCGTTAGGCGTAAGTCCTATTTTCTTGGGAGCGTGATGGAATTGGTAGACATTGCAGACTTAAAATCTGTTGACCAGTAATGGTCGTGCGGGTTCAAGTCCCGCCGCTCCTACCACATTCACTTTCAACTCATTTCTTATCATGTTCGGTGCAATCAAACATCTGATTCCCCAGCCTCATGGTTACATGGATTCAGATCAACGCTACAACGTTGGCTTGACTTGGATTGACCAAGAAGGCCTTACTGATGTTCACAANCTTGAGATTCGATACGTTCGNAATAACGAGCGTCTTGCTATCGAAAACGGTGAACCTCAACCTGATGGCAGTTGGGCCTACAAAGAAACAAACGGTACTGTTCACACAATGAGTGCAGAACGTGTCAATGCTTTCATGGCAAAGACGCAAGAACATGCAACAATTATGTGTTCAATGCTCGACAAAATCAACGCAGCATCAGGAGAAACTCTTGACGCTACTGCTTCTGCTGTTTAACCTCTAGCCAGATCGCTTGATAACCGATCTGTTCGAGGGATGTTTGTCCCAGTTACTTGGTGAGTAGTAACTGGGATTTTTCTTTGCTTTTCAAATTCTTATGACACGCAGAAAATCTCAATCCAAATTCAATGTTGGTGATCGTGTTATGCACAAATCAACTGACATAAGTGGATTTAAAAGCCCATTGCCTCCACGTACAAAGCTTGGTGTTATTCAACAAATTGAATACAAATCAAATGCTAGAGGTGCATTAATGCCTTGGCTCAAAATTAAATGGGATTCTTCTTATCATGCTGAATGGCATATGACAATGCGTGTTGTTTTGGCTCCAGATCAGAAAACAGCTGATGCTGTTGTACAGAATAAACAAGAGAAAATCAATTGAACTCAGCTATGCTCAAACCACATTGTGTTTCTTTGGTCTGGCGTACTGAAGAAGCTGAACGAATGATCGTGCGTACTGCTCGTGTCTCTGCGCCAAAAAATGAAAACAACATGGAGACTGGTCCACGACTTCTTCGCTATCTCATTAAACAAAATCATTGGTCACCATTTGAAATGGCTAATATGTGTTTAGAGATTCACACTACACGCACTATCAGCCCGCAGATCTTGCGACATAGGTCCTTTTCGTTTCAGGAATTTTCACAACGCTATGCCAACACTAATGAAATTGGTCGTCCTTTAGTTCCTCAACTGCGGTCTCAGGATCCAAAGAATCGTCAAAACTCTCATGATGATTTACGTGCAAAGCTGGGTAAACCACGCATTGCTGACTACTACAGACGCATGAGCATTCTTTTTGAAGATGCTGAACATCTTTATCAGGAAATGTTAAGTGATGGTATTGCAAAAGAATGTGCTCGTGCAGTACTTCCTAATGCTCCAACCAAGATGTACATGAATGGCACTCTTCGTTCATGGTTACATTACATCGATTTAAGAACAGCCAATGGCACACAACTAGAACACAAAGAAATTGCAGAACAATGCAAAATAATCTTCATGCAAGAATTTCCAATCATTGCGGAGGCTATGTGGTCTGATGAAATGCTTTCACTGTAGTTCTAAAAACACTAGAGTCACGGTTACCGAACATCATGGTGACCAAACAAAAAGGTATTGTCGTTGTCTGGATTGTGGTAAACGATACCAGACAATTGAAGAATATAAAAAGAAAAAGAAACCAAAGTTTCATGGACCCATGCCACGTCCAGACAACGCAGGCTCTAAAAATTACAAGTCTTATTTAACTGATGATGATGTTCGTAGGATTCGTAAATGGTATGACCAAGGCATGAGACAACGTGACATTGTAAAACGTACAGGCATTGATCGTTGTGTAATCCATCTTATTGTTAAGCGTAAAACTTACCTAAGTGTTAAATAAACACTTACAAAGATGTCTCTTGAAAATGCTCTTGATCTTATCTACAAAGGACAGACCAATGTAGCTGTCATAGCAAAAGAAACAGGCGTCTCATTAGATGA